CTACCTGCGTAAACCGCTTATTTCCCTATCTCCGTACGACATTTCTACGACATTAGAAAACCCCGCGTCCAAACTATCCGCCACCACATCAAGCCCATCATCAAACAATTCCGCATAAGTATCTAGCGTCATAGTCGCAGACGCGTGCCCCAGCTGACGCTGCACCGCCTTCACATTCGCCCCGGACTCCACCAGCAGTCCCGCAGCAACATGCCGCAACCCGTGAGGGGTAATCCTGGGCAGTGTGGGGTCAGCTGTTTGCGCCCGCTCCAACGCCCCAGCAAACCACGACCGATGACCCGGCGACATCAGCCAGCCCCCGCGCCGCCCCGTCCACAGCAACTCCGACCGGCCTACCGACTCCGCCCGAGCCACGAGCATATCCATCACATGCCCAGCCACCGCCACCGTCCTCCGCTCATGCGTCTTAGGACTACCCAGCACCACCTTGTTGCCCACCTTCGCGGCATTACGCGTGACATGAATCCGGCCCCGCAGCGGGTCCAAGTCCTCCGGACGCAGAGCAATAGCCTCACCCCACCGCAACCCAGAAGTCCCCAGCAGCAGGATAAGGTCTTCACGGTCGCCACACTCAGCCGCGAACAACCGCAACTGCGCCATAGTCCAGAAAACCTTGACTGATTTTTCCCTACGTGGGAGCTTCACACCCCTTGCTGGGTTCTCCCGAATCATGCCGTCCGCGACCGCCATGTCCAGTATCTGCGCCAAAACATTGTGAGCGTGCCGCGTCCAAGACGCCTTGTGCGGGGAGCACGACACCCACGCCTGCACCTGCGAGGGAGCCACACGCCCCACCTGCACACCACCCCAGTGCGGTGCAACCGCCCCGGACCACACCTGCTCGTAGAGTTCCCGCGTGGACGGCTTAAGGTGGGTCTGCATAGCCAACCACCGGACACCCAGCTCCCCAATAGTCACAGCACCAGCATTGGGGTTAATCCAATCCCCGGTACGCACCTCCGTGGCGTTCTTATCCGCCCAGGCCTGCGCTGCGGTCTTGGTGCGGAATCCAGATTTAGTCCGTGATTTACCCTGCGGGTCACGGTACTGAACACGCCACGACGACCCGTACTTCCTGATTGAAGCCATGCTAAAATTCTCCCTTGTCTGCATACTTTGGTAGGTAGTGGACACCCCGCCCCGGTCACGAGCTCGTAACTCAACACCGGGGCACTTTTTATTCTCGGACTACGCCTTCGTTACGAGCTGTTTCAAGCGTGAAGGCTTCGTAATCCTTCATGTACCCTTCCTGCCTCTGGTACCACGTCCAAAGCCATCCGGTGCACATATTAGTGCCTGGTTCCAGTTCGATAACGTCCCCGACATCGCCCGCTTTAGCCAGCTTCTTTTGGTAGCGCTGCGCTTCTGGTACCTCGTCCCGTGGGACGTCATCGTTCAGAATACTGTGGGTGATCCCTATAGCGGTGAACCCGGCGTCAACGTCCTGGAAATACTTGCACTTATACGCAGCCCAGACACGGTCTTTCTCGGTTGCGGAGTTGAACCCATCAGGGCGACCGGAATCAGGGACGAGGACCATTATCGCGGCGATCGCGATCATCAGGACAAGAAGGAGCACTCCAAGTCCCATGAGAATCTTTTGAATCAGTCCGGTTTTCTTGGATGAGTGAGGGGTTTCACTGGTCATGGTTTTCCTTTCATAGAAAGTAATATTATGAGGCTAGAGACAGGCTCTATCCGGGGTAGGATTCGCAGCCAACGCCGTCACCGTCGCGGTCGTGTCGCGACTGATAGATACCGTCCCCTCGGTAGACCTTATGTCCAATTTCCGAGCAGGTACCGCTTTTTCGCGCTGGTGCTGGGGGTGTCGGTGCTGGGGGTTCCTCGACAGCTGGCGGAATATTGGGTGCCGGTATATCAGTATCAGGTAGAGAGGCGTCATCAGCTGGGACATCGGCAAACCTGGGGGCTTCGTCTGGCTGGTTAATCCGCATTTCTTGCACGCTGGTGGCCTCAGTCGTGGCTACCACAGAGGTGCGCGTAGTGGTACTAGAGGTGGTGCTGGTGGTGGTTGCCGGTTTATGTGAGGTGGTCGTCGTGGTTGAGGGCGCGGGAGTATCGTCCTCGCCCCCAAAAACAGCATCGCAGCCAGCGGCGAGCACCATCAGTACACCTAGCGTGACCAGGCACCCTGTGCAGCCCTTCTTTTTCTTGCTGGTTGGTTTTGCGCCGTCTGAGTATGGAGCAGGTTGAGACATTTGGGAGAGGCCTTTCTTGAGTGGCTACGCAGCCCACACATTGGTGTGCAGTTGCTGCCAGGTTTCGATTATGTGTTTGGTTACTCCTAGCTCGGTGGCTAGGAGCTGGGGGTGTGCACCGTAGATGAGTTCTGCGGTGCGGTACTCGGAGGGACTTACCAGGAGCTGCGCAGCAAACCTGTCTGCACGTAGCTCCTGCGCCCCGTGGTGGCCGGGTGGGTCGCCGTAGTGAGCATGACCCAACTCATGCGCTAGGGCGCAGAGAGTGTGGGCCTCGTCCGCGCCTAGCCGGAGTGTGATTGTGTGGCAGTGTGGCAGCCAGGCGGCTTTAGGGCCACCCCGGTGCCACGCCACCGTGTACCCCCGGGCCTCAGCGGTGGCTATGAGGTCATCAATCAATCATGTCCTCCCCTCTACGCTCGCGCTCAGCCTGCTCATCTGAGCTACTGTCGGCGGCGTACTCATGGGAGCCGTAGGTGGAGTCGAAATCAACCACCGTGCCATCAGTAGGCGCGATGTGGAAAACCTCGGCGTCTTCCTGAATGTCCACGACCTCCGGGTCAAGGTCTGCGGTGAACAAATAGCGGGCTTCAGGGTCAGAGCGGCGGTTAATCTCCGCCAACAGCTCCGCGTTAGTGGCCTTCTCGAGGGCGACCGCAACAGCTGGGCTATCCACCTCATGAGCATGAATGTACCCAGTCTCGATAAGGCCCTGCACAGGGGAGCGCCCATAGGCACGACACAACGCAATGACCATCTCAGGGGAGAACTGGCCCTTGTCTACCTGGCGCTGAAGAGTGGTCTGGGCGAAGCCACTTGCCTGCGAGGCCTGGCGCATGGAGTCATCGCCCTTGAGGTCGTTTAACCAGTCAGATGTTTTCATGCCCCCTACTGTATAGCAAACCGTAGTCACCCGCTATAAAGCCAGGTCAAAAGAGGTGACGGGGGTATATTGTGGGGGTGGGTAGAAATGGGGGTGTTGCGAACGATAGTCATGTTTGGCAAACTGTAGTCAGCGGCGCAGAGCTGCACTACAGAACAAGATTTTTGGACCACAAGGAGGTTGACATGGCCGTCACACTGACCGTGCCGCGTTACCGCTTCCGCGCCGGGGCGCTTGACCACATCATGCGCACCCGCAACCTCACAAGCGACCGCCAATTGGCCGCATTCATCGGTTGCGCCCCCGCGGACATCGCCCGGCTACGCGCCGGGGCAGAAGTCACTATCCGCCTGGCACTGCGCGTAAGCGCAGCACAGGGAGATGAGGACTACATCGCAGCCCTATTCGAGCAGATAACCGACTCCGAACAGGCCGCATAAGTAAACCCCCGGCGAAGAGGGCCGGGGGTCACGAAACAACGAAAAGTAAGGAAAGGATAACACATGACTGGGTTAATTCCACTGACAGAACATGACGGCGCACAGGCCGTCCTGGGTAGGGACCTACACGAGTTCCTGGCGGTGACCACTCCATACGATAAGTGGTTCCCTCGCATGGTCTCATACGGATTTGAGGAGGATAAGGACTTTTCGACAAAAATGTCGGAAAGTACCGGAGGTCGCCCCCGTACTGACCACATCGTCACTCTGGACATGGCTAAGGAATTGAGCATGATTCAGCGTACGGAGAAGGGTAAGCAGGCGCGTCAGTATTTCATTGAGTGTGAGCGCCGGGCCAAGGCTCAGGTGGAACTCACTGGGCCGGAGCTCATGGCGAAGGCGCTGGTGCAAGCGGACTCCACCATCAAGGAGTTGGAGGCGCGGGCCACTACGGCGGAGGCCATTGTGGAGGCAGCAGCCCCGGCCTTGGAGTATCACGAGAAGTACATCCGTGAAGATGTGGATGTGATAACCGTGGATGATTTCGCCCGCGAGCATGGCACTACGGGCTACAAGGTGCGCGCCATGCTGACGGAGTTGGATATTGCTTTCCGGCGGCGTGTTGGTTCCCGCTGGTCGGCCAGTAAGAACTGCATGGTGGACGAGTTTGAGTGGCGTGCCTATGCAGGGAAGGCCAGTAATAAGTGGTTTGACCTCCGTCCGCAGCATAATGCGCCCCGCCTGCATAACGGCCAGGTGAAGCAAACCATGTATGTCAAGGCGTTCTACGCCCCGGCCCTGGCTAAGCGCCTGGGGTTGAGTAAGCAAACCAGCATGGAGGTCGCTCAATGAGTTATAGCCCCACTATCAAAAAGGAAACCACAACCATGACCGCAACCATTCCACCGTGGGGCTACGACATCTCCACCATCGCCCAGGAACTTCCCTACAACCTTGGCAACGCCCTCCGCTCCATCTGGGCAGCCACCCCAAAAAACAAGGAGCTGGACAAGGCGATTCAGTACCTCGAGATGGAAGACTCTCGGCGCGAAAAAGCCGCCTACTACCCACAGTCAGCTTTGCCAACCTGGCTAACCGACCTCATTGCCTGTAATAACGGTCGCGGGACGGCAGACCCTCGAATCGGCGCTATTTACGCCGTCATGGCAGCAGCAGTCATGCAGGCCGACCCCGACACCTACGACCAGTTCATCTTAAACGCACACCGGGAGATTGTCCGTCTCTATGAAGATCTCAACCTTCCGAGGAGCTGACATGGCTTTCATTGTGCTAAGTCACCGACGCGCGGAGTCCCACGACACCCGGATTAGTGCCTGGAAGGTTATCAACTCCGGCGTGGAGTACCACGTGACGCAGGCAAGTTACCGGGCGAAAGAGGTTGGCAGCCACAATACCGAGCCTCGCATGGTGCGAAAGTCCGATGGAGGACAGCTAGCCCCGGGCGACCCTATCTACAACGAAATTTTGACCAATCTACATCGAAAGAAAGCAGCTTGACCATGAAATTTACTATTTGCCTAATCCGGGCCTTCGCTGCCGGTGGTGCCCACGCCCTTGGCTGGCGGCTGGTTGCTGAGCGTGAGGCCCGCGTGCAGCGTGAGATTGCGCAGCTGAAGCGCATGAAGGGCCGGTACCAGGAGTTGGCGACCAGCTTGTCGGACGAACTCATGAACACTAACGCCCGCGCTGACCGGCTACGCCACGCCTTGACTGACACTGTGGAGAACTCACAGGAGGTCGCGGAGGACATCTACAACCGCCTGTACGGCAGTGACATTCTGCACAACGGCGACATGAACGAGGAAACACCAGACAACTAAGGAGAAATGAAATGACTGAACAAACCGAGATTAACCGCCTGAAGCTCAAGGTGAACTCCCTGCAAGCTGCGCTGTGGAAGGCAGATAAGTGGAACAACTGCCTGGACATGCTCTACGAGGATGACTACCTCGAGCCGTCCGACATGGAGCAAGAGAAATAGTCGCCTAGATGGTCCCTGCCGGGGTTCGAGTCCCCGGGTAGGCACAAGGCCCCGGAGGTCCTCGCATGGGGAAGTGTGAGGAACACCGGTTGGCCAGGTTGTATGAAAACTGAATAGTGAAAGTCTCCGTCAAGATACGGATTAGCAGGTCGGGCGAGCGTGGTTCTTAGATCGCGATGACCCTTGAAACCGCTAGTCCACACTCCGCCTATGGGTAGCGCCAGGCGGGAGGCAACAGACGGAACAACCCAGCCCGTGCTCCCTGGTAGGGGCACCAGCTTTGAAGCCGCCTTTTAGAGGCGCAGTAGGTGGTGGCCTGGTTCGATTCCAGCCACGGGCACAAGGGGGTGTGTCAAACGAGGGGGTTTCGCGACATTGTCCCTCTCTAAGTGTGGCCCATGACGCCGTCAAAACTCCGGCGAGGTCATTACTGCACACCCCCATGAAAAGTGCCCCGGTGCGATACCAGCACACCGGGGCTTGTCCATACCAGGAAAGGAATCAGACATGACACAGCCTACCAGGCTACTCACTGTCCACGAGGTAGCCGACTATCTCGGTATACACCACATCACGGTCAACAAAATGCTCAACACCGGCGAGATTGTGGGGTTCAAGCTCACGGATAAGCACCGCTCACCCTGGCGAATCACCCCGCAGGCCGTCCAGGACTACATCGAGAGGAGAACAGCAGCATGACCCGCCACTATAAGCCAGCCCGGTGGACACTCCGCACCCTACTACGCGCCTACCTGCACCGCGCGGCGCACCGTAAATCAGGCCCGTACTTGGAGGTACTGACATGCGCGAAATGACCCAAAGCATTCACACCACCTCCGGTGATGGGACTGTCGTGCTGAACATTGTCATCAGAGGCCAGGCCGAAGAATCAACCATGCAGCTAGTCCTGCACCCGCATGAGGCACTAGCCATTGCTAGTGACCTTGTGCGCGAGGCCGCCAAGGAGGTACGCAAATGCCTTGGATAAAAATCGGGGCCAGGGAAGTTGAGGTCACCGCAGTGACCTCGAACCTGATTGCGCTGACCATTAGTCTATGCACCTCCCCTATGGGCGCGGACGTGACCGCCAACATGGATGTGTGGGAGGCAAAACTGCTGCACAGGTTTCTCGGAGATGTCATTGCGGAGGCCGAGAGCGGAGGCCCCACTGATGAGTAGCTATCGCATGAAACTCAGCCCCGGGAACGTTTACGTTCAGACCATCTGTGACCGGGTGGAGCTGGACTTTCACCGCCACGAGACGGGCGTGGAGTTGGAAGGGTCTATCACCCTCACCGGCCAGCAAGCCCTCGAACTCGGCGGGCAACTCGCCCTCGCGGGGCGCCGGTTAGTCACGCCGGAGGTTGTGGCTGACTACCTCGACACCAGCGGGCTCACAGATACCACTCGGTGGGACCACGGGGAGGTCACCGCGAACCCGCATGACGGCGTGACCCTCGACATCGACATGAATCACTACCAGGGTGGCCAGCTCCAAGTCACCCACAACCTCACCCACGCGGCTGCGCGCTCACTACTGCGAGCACTGCACTGCGCCGTAACCCACCTCGACCACAGGAAGGACCAACCATGACCACTAAGACCGTCCGCCCACGCCGGGGCACACCAGACCCCCGCGTCCGCCAACTCCAAGACCAACTCCGCAAACGCACTCGCTTTGACGTGCTCATCTTCATCTTCGGCGTCCTAGTAGGCGTAGCCCTCTACGGGCTGATGATTCTGCCCCCGCCGGGCCTGGCCCACTACTGCAGCGCCCTAGGAGGCCTGTCATGAACGGCTTATCCCGCTCCGGGCTACTAGCTCTCCGCCGTGCAGCACGGGGCCAAAAAATCAGCCGCGCCCGCATGGAAGAACTCGAGGCCCTGGGCCTCGTCACCCTCACGGGCAAAGGCACCACCCTCAAAGTCCAGGAGGTAACGCCCTCCGGAACCACAATGCTGAAAGAAGGACGCATATGACCCACCCCCTTGACTTCAACATCTGGCCATGGCTGGCCAACCCCATTCACAACAACCTCTACGCCCACAAGTGGGCACAAAAAATCAGTAAAGCCCTCGGGAGGCACTACACCCAGGCGTTCGGCAGTCACATCGACGACAGCACACCAACGGTGGAACGTCTCCATGGGACGCCAGCCCCCGACAGCTATGCAGTCCAGTACACATGGCGGCTAGCTCCCAATGACGATATTAAAGGCACAGACTACGGGCATGTGACCCTTATCGTTGATAGCACTCCACGGGTCTGTCTCAGCTTGGGAACGCACTCCAGGAAGACAGCTGACATGCCCGAGGCCTTAAAGGACCTCCTATGGGTGACCGCTATGAGGCGTGACTACGTCGACCAATCCCTCCCCATAACTGCTCTCCTTGCAGCCATTGAGGACTACGGGTGGGACATCCCCGGAGTGGAGCCGGATGAGTCGAATTAACGCCCCAGAGGGGTTTATGACGGAGCAAGAAGCGTGCGACTACCTGGGCGTAACCAGGAATACGCTCTACAAGTTTAGGAAGACGGGGCGGGTAGCGTTCCACCGCCTAGGCCCCAGACGCGTGGTCTACCGCCAGGAGGATTTAGACCGCTTCATTCAGCGCGGAAACTAACCCCGCACCACTAAACCCCGCTCATGGCGGCAACCCATGAGCGGGACAAAAGTTCCACCACGAAAGGACAATCACAATGGAACAACCCAAGAATACCCCCGTAGTACCAGAACGCGACCTCGCAGAGAAGGTACTCCTACAGGCCGCGGTGCTCAAAAAATTGTACGCAATCCACCAGGACCACAAAGACGCGTTCACAAGGCAACTGGAGCCCGGCGACAAGCGCACCATCAAAAACGCCCAGGGCCTTGCCCTTGGCTCCATCTCCAAGAGCGTGCCCAACAAGAAAGCAGTTTGTGAAGACCCCGCCGTACTCATGGCCATGGCCATGGAGCAAGGCGTGGAGATTCTTGACGGCCTACCTACAGAAGGCGACGATAGGTATATCGAGATTGTGGACTTCCTCATCAAGCACCAACGGGAGGACCTGCTTGTGCCAGAGATTTCCCCCGCCGATCACAAGGAAATTGCGGACGGCGTACTAGAGAAGTGGCAAATCACCGGTGAGCTACCGGCCGGATGGAAAATTAAAGAAGCCTCAGCGCCCCGCGTTACCGTATCGCCGGGGCGTACCAAGCCAGTCAAGGCCGCAATTGACCACCTGGTCAAGAAGGCCGGGACCGTGCTTGAGCTTGAGAGTGGGGAGAAATAGCGTATGGACTTTCAGACGCGTAAGCCGTCCGGGAAAGCCGCGTTCCCACTAATCCTCCTAGCCGGGGTTGAGGGGGCGGGCAAAACCTGGGCAGCAGTAGAAGCCACCGGTATGGAAGAAGTTGGCCGGGCGTTCTTCATCGAAGTTGGTGAGTCCCAAGCAGACGCCTACGGGGCGGTGCCCGGTGCGGACTTTGAAATCATCGAGCATGACGGCACCCTCGGGCAGATTAGAGGGGCCATTCAGTGGGCTGCGCAGCAACCCGCACCGGACGGGAAATACAACATGCTGATCATTGACAGCATGACCGAAATCTGGGGCCTGCTCCAAGACAACGCACAGGACGAAGCGAACCGCAGGGCCCGGAATCGGGGCAAGAACGTCCCCGAAGAAGGCGCGCGGATCACGATGGACTTGTGGAACAAAATCAAGGAGACGTGGGGCGGTATCCTCTCCCAGTGCCGGCAGTTTAGGGGGCCGGTGTTACTCACCGCCCGCCTGGAACTGGTCACCGCGATGGACGATAAGGGCAACCCCACCAGGGACAAGATGTGGAAGGTTCAGGCGGAGAAAAACCTCCCGTTCCATACTCAGGTTGTTCTTCATGCCCGGCGCCCTCGGCAGTGGACGATGACGAAGATCGCCACGACCGTGCCGGAGTTGCAGCTGCCCGTGGGCGGGGAGATGGCCTTCAAGGACTTCGCGGTGGCGAAGCTGCTTACCGCGATGGGAGTGGGGCCGGATACTCCGGCAACGTCCTACGTGGAGACTCGCGTGGACGGCCAGTTCAACGATGAGGTGCAGCAGCAGCGTGAGGAGCAGGAAAACCGCCGGCAGTATGTCAAGCAGGCGGCGGAGAAACTTATGCAGCTTGAGCAAGCCGGGGACTTCGACAAGATCCGGCAGGGTATCGCCTTCTATGACCAGCGCGGGGATAAGGAACTTATTCAGATGGCCACTGCCACGTTAGAGCGCATGACAGCAGCACAAGGGTCGGGTGAAGTCGTTCAGGGTGAGGTTGTGGACGGCCCACCACAGTGACCCGTGACCATCAGTGAAGCAGGCCCCAGCACACGGGGCCTGCTTCTTTTGTGCCTACAGAAAGGAGATTTGGGCGTGAAACGTAGCTCTATAAGGTCCCGTCCGCGCCGGGGTGGGGTCATGCCTACCCAGGTTTATGAGGCGGTGATGATACGGAACGAAGGGAGGTGTGAAGCCGGATTGAAGTGCTGCACCGGACTGGCTCAGGAGTGGCACCACCGTCAGCGCAGGCAGCAGGGAAACGACACCATACCTAACGGCGCGGCGTTGTGCTCCGCATGTCACCGCTACATCACAGACCACTCACCGCGCGAAGGCCGGGACCTAGGTTTGATAGTCCACTCCCACCACCCCAACCCCGCAGAGGTGCCGATGAGTGTTCGTGGCCGGTGGGTAATCCTTACCGAGGACGGCAGCTATGAGCCAGCACCGGAGGTGGTGTAGGTGAACATTACGGTTCAGGGGCATACCGGGTGGGTGTCTTACCCGGTAAATATCTTCCGCTCTCGGCTCCCACACTCTACCGTCCATCTGCTGGCGAACCTGCTTACTCATGCTGAGGGGTTTCATGCCAGCTACTCCACCATCAGTAAGCAGACTGGCATGGCCAAGGGGACAATTTCCACGGCGTTGAAGAACCTTCAGGCGTTGGGGGTTGTGACCATCTCGAAGGAGTCTCCGCAGGGAGATAGGTGGCAGCGAAACCACTTCGTTTTCCATGTGGATAGGTTGTGGCAGTTGACTCCGGAGGTGGTGGAGGAACGTCTTGGAAGCGGAGTTTCCGGTTCAAAAATTGAACCGGACAAAAATTGCACCGGTTCAAAAATTGAACCGGGCTCCGGTTCAAAAATTGAACCGACACCGGTTCAAAAATTGAACACCAAGAAAGATCAAGGATCAACATCAACCAAGGAGGATCAATCTATAGCTCATTCCCGGAAAAATTGGTTCGATGACTTCTGGGAGGTTGTGCCCCGCAAGACGGGCAAGGGCAAGGCCCGTGAGGCATGGAAACGCGCTCTCAAGAAAGCAGACGCTGAAACCATCATTGAGGGCATGATCCGCTACCGCGATGACCCGAACCGGGAAGATGAGTTCACCAAGCACCCGGCCACGTGGCTTAACGGCGAGTGTTGGGATGATGATCCCCTCCCGGCGCGTGGTAGTGCCCGTCAGTCGGAGACGCGCCCTGCATCGTTCCTAGACGTCTTAAGGGAGTCTTGGGAACAAACAGGCGTGGAAAGCCCCCCGGCCCTACAGTCGGACGAACAGGCCCCATTTTGGCCACCGCTAGAGCCATGAGGGGAGGTGATATGAAATGCAATGGAGGCAAAAGCAGGCATTAGCCGCTGCCGTCCTTGAAGCAGGCAAGCGCCTAGCGCCGGACAGGTTCCCGCAGCCGTCCCAGGAGACCATCGACATCTGGGCGGAGGTGCTAGGCAGTATCAGTGTCCCGCCGGAGGTGTGGCCGGAGGCCGTCAAGGTGTGGGCCAGTGATCTTGCTGGCCCGCGTATGGTTACGCCCCGCGAGATTAAGCAGGCCACGAAAGTGGTGCTCGACAGGTGGGAAACCAACCCGAGGTACCGGCCTCGGTTGCGGGCTTGGCGGGAGCAGCGCAGGGAAGAGCGCGACCGCCAGCTCAAAGCTGGCACATTCGCACAGGTGCGGGGATACACCCCCACTCAGTCGGAACTACCACGCCCCACCCTCCCGGAGGGGTTTGGGGAGCAACTCAAGAAGAACCTGGCAAAGCGTCAGGGTTAAACCACAATCAAGATTGGAGGTGCCACTCGTGGCACACGTTTCACTACAGGGCAATCTCGGCAAGCAGCCGGAACTTAAGTTCTCGAAGGATGGCAAGGCGTACGCGAATTTTAGTATCGCGTGGTGCGAGCGTCAGAAGGTTCAACAAGGTTGGGTAGACGGCCCGCTGATTTGGGTACAGGCGGTGGCGTTCGGCAAGACTGCCGAGGGTGTTTGCCAGCTCGATAAGGGCATGAGGGTGAACGCTACTGGCCGGTTGAAGGCGGAGGATTGGCAGTCGAATCAGGGGCCGCAGACAGTATTCAAATTGGAGGTTGAGAGTATCGGCCCGGATATCACGTTCCAGGACGTGCAGGTTCGCAAGCGGGAGCGGAACGACCAGCAGCAGGGTGGCCATGCTCAGCAGCCGAGTGGTCAGCAGGCCGATCCGTGGGGTGGGCAACCGGCGTCAACCGGCGGGTTTGGTGGTCAGTCTGCGGCACCGCCGTTCTAGCCCCGACAGTAGCCCCCATTGTGTATCGCGGGGTATCGCCAGGTAACGCGGCGTATCGGGTGGTTGGTTTTGTGGCTCTAACCAGCAAAACTAGCCCTCATGCCCCGCCCCGCCTGCGAAAACACAAAAAACAAGGCCTTCAGCAACCCAACAAAAGCAACCCCCCAAGCCGTCCGCGCTGCCCAAAAAATCTGCCACCACTGCCCACTACTCAAGGCGTGTGCCAAGGACGCCCTCACGTCCGGCACAACCCTCAGCGAGGACTACCGCGCCCCCGCCAGTGACGTAATCCAGGCGGGGGTTATCTGCACCGGCGACGATGAGACCGCTAGACGCCTCTCAATCATCGCCGGGGTAGAAACCCCCACCTACCGCCGAGAGCGCCCCCAGCGCCCAATTATCGGCTCTAAACGGGGCGATACGTGCCGCCACTGCAACCAGCCAATGATCAAGTGGAATAGGCATGAGCAGCAACCGGACGGCTACCGCAAGCACTACGCACGGGGGTTCTGTGAGCAATGCAGGGGGCCGTACCGGGAGTGGAAGAAGGCCAACCCTGCTGCGGATACACCCCGGGGGCTACGCAAGCCACTAGACCGCAAGCGACATTCAGCGCCACCACGCAAGAAGGGCGTTCCTACTGTCCAGCTTGCCTTATTTGACACGTCAACGACATGACCAGAGTCCCTACAGAAGGGCTAAGAAGTGACCACCCAAGACCGAAATGAATTGCGCCTGCAGGCTATACGGGAACTCAACCGCGCAGGAGTAGAGAATATCACTCCTTGCCTGGTTGATTTCCTCGTTGGCCTTGAGTTGCAGGCCAGAAACGGAGTACCTAATGAGCCTAGAGGGCATGACTTACCTACAGCGGGTTGGCCTCCCTTGGACCAAACCACCCCTCAGTATGAACGATAGGGGAGCCAGCCGGGGAGCGACCTACGCCAAAGCCCAAAAAATCAATGAGATACAACACATCATCAGTCTGCTGGCGCGCCGGGTCACCATGCCCCCCAACCACGCGTACCTCATCGTTCAGCTCAACTACCGGCCCCGCGACAACCGGCGCCGGGATACTGACAACCTGATAGCCACTGCCAAGCCGATTTATGACGCACTCGCTGGTGGCAGTACAAAAATTCCTGGCCTGGGCATAGTCCCAGATGACACGCCGCAGTACATGGGCAAGCCGGAACCTATTATCTGGCCAGCCAAGAAGGGGCAGCCCCCCGTAATGTGGCTTGACCTTTATTCGGCCCCGCAGCCACCACACCCCTACGGAGGACTAGCCGCATGACCGCACCACTATTCCAGGTACCACAAGGGGAGGAAGTGCAATGCCACCGCTGCCTAGCCATCAGCCCCAACCTCTATGTTCACACGATTAACCATGCGTTCCCGGAGACGGGGCCGTGTGGCTGGCAACAAAGAGACGCCTACAAGAAGGAGCAACAATGCAAGACGTCCAGACCTACTTAGTCACCATCGAGCTCACCACCACGCCGGAGGAACTCCGCAATGCGGTGGATGAGCCTGTCACCCGCAACCAGCAAATAACTGGCATGATAACCACAGCACTCACCCCTCACGCGGAGGTAGAGGTTCTTGCCATCGAGGACCTGACATGACCCGTCAAGCTGACCTCGCTAAGGCCTATGAGCAGTCCACGTCCTCCCGCCGTGCCAGCAGTGACGGAGTAGTCACCACGCCGGTGGAGGTCGTGGACTTCATCAACCGCTCCGCCTGGCAGCAAACCAGGCAGCGGTTTGGCGTGGACCTCGACCACGGGCGCGTCCAGTTGATTGACCCGTTTGCCGGCACCGGAATCTTCTTCGCACGCCTACTCGAAACAGCACCTCCAGACAAAGTGCAGGGCCTAGTCAACAACATGTTTGGCCTAGAAGTTGACCCAGCTGCTGCTGCCATCGCAGACAACAACATCCGCCAGGTTGCCCAGGAATGTGGGGCAACACCACCAGACCGGCCCCTAGTCATCTGCGCCGACACCTTCGCCATCCCAAACGACCAGGACATCCCCGCCCTGTTCGACCAAGTACACCGCACAGGCACACACCCCTACCAGCCAAAAGGAGAATGAAAATATTGACTGACACGCCCGTCTTTCAGCCCGGCTGCACACCAACCTGTGCCCAGCCGGAGTACAAAGCCCAACACCTCTGGGACGACATCGACCAGGTGAACTACCTGGGGGAGCGGGAAGACCGCGAAACCTACGCAACAACCCTCTGCCACACCTGCCCAGCCCTCGCAGCGTGCGAAACCTACCTCCGCGAATGCGAAGCCGCCGAAGCCCCAGTAGCCGGCATAGTCGCCGGACGGCGCTACATCGCAGGAGCAAGAACCTGCGTTGACTGCGGCGAGCACAAGCTCATCACAGCCCGCGAGCGGTGCTCCACCTGCTACGCACGAATGCACTACCACAAGAAGAAAGCCCGCAACGCACAGAAAAAAGTACCCTGCGGGGACTGCGGGAAAAAGAAACCCACCTACGCCCGGGGCCTGTGCCGTGGCTGCTACAAACGCCAACGAACACCCCCCATGATTACCTGCTCAGGCTGTGGGCAGGACAAGCCCCATGAATCGAAAGGAATGTGCCGCCCATGCTACGACAAAATGAGGCTCCATACCGCGACTTCTACGACTATCTCACAACCCGCGTAGTCGAAGAACTCACACACCTCACCGACCAGGAGGTCATAACCCTTGACTCGTGGCTACACATCCTAGGCGTAGAGGTCACCACCTACACCCGCACCGGGCTACACATCAGCGTGTCCCTGCCCGGGGCCAGGGAGTGCTATGGCGTGGCTCTTATCAGCACGCCAGGCCAGGAAGGCACTCCGCACTACCTCGAATATTTCCCACCTACTCCGGAGCACCTCGACATGGTGCTCCGCACCATCAACACCATCACCCACAGACTCGAAGGAGACCACCAATGACTACCATGACCGCCGCCCCCGACTGGCGCAATGAAAATGACGATGAATACCTACAGAAGTGCCGCTGGGTCCGTGACGTCCTGATGGCGGTGGCAGAAATCAGCAACTGCGAGAGCCACGATATCCCCACAGATCTGACCGAAATGCGGTTCAGAATCATCACCCTAAAGATGGCCAACCGGAACAAAATTGAAGCTCTGTGGCACGGCCATGACTCCCCCGTGAGAATGGAGTTCATAAAGTACACGCCGGACAACATCTTCAAATTGGGCACGCCAGAGAAGGCAATTGCGTTCCTGTCTGTTCGTAAAGACCTGGGGATGGAGAGGGCTATCGCAGCTGCAACTCCACTCGTGGAGGCCCTGTAGATGGAGACCATTGCACGCTACAAACTCGAGCTCAACCACGCGGAGGAAGACATCAAACGCCTACGGCGCGCCCTACTCTGCTGGCGTGTCCTGACAGTTGTGCTAGTTACTGGCCCACTCATCCTAATGGCTACCAGTGCCATCGAGTGGATGCTCGTGCACGCCATCAGCCTCCCCGCAGCCATTTGGTGCCTAATCTCACATTCCGTCCGCACAGATGACCTCTCGGACGCCCGCGACCGCGCCCGCGCCAAGGAAATACGCCTCGCCCTCGCCCAAGCCCAATGGCAAAAACAACTACTCGAAGGAGAAACACCATGACCACCGCAACACTCGAACGCCCCACTCGTCAACGCACCGGCGCGCCTAAAACCGCGTGGATAATCCGGCAGAACCTTCCGGAGTTTCGGGGAGAAGCGCACCTCTGGGCCACCTCAGACAGCAAACGCTTCATCACGTCATACACCCGGCTCAACACCGGCACCATGTGCCGCCCCATGTACCTCATGGAGACCATGTGTTTCCCAGCCAACAAGGACGGGGAGGTTGTGGACTGGCTAGAAACCGCAGGCCTACGCATGAGCGAGCCTGCTCACCGCGAAGTAATCGAAATGACCGGATACACCCCCATCAGCAAGGAGACCCCCAATGCGCTTTAAGAAGTTCTACCCAGAAGCCGCTACACCTACCCGCGCCACCGATGGTGCAGCAGGCTACGACCTCGCAGCCCTCGGAGACATCACCATCAAACCAGGGCACACCGACATGGTCACCACCGGCATAGCCGCCGAAATACCCCACGGCCAGGTAGGACTGTTGTTCGTCCGGTCCAGCGTTGGCTGGCAAGGCCTCTCACTACCCAACGCCGTGGGCGTCATTGACTCCGACTACCGGGGGCAAATATTCATACCCCTCCACAACCGTAAAGACCGCCCCCTCACCATCCGCCACCACGAACGCATAGCCCAACTCGTAGTCCTACCCTGCGGCACCTCAGACGTGGAGCTAGTAGACAACCTCACCGACACCCAACGCGGCGAAGACGGATTCGGAAGCACAGGAGAATGACCATGACACCAAAGGAACTAGCCGAGCTGGCTGACTACATAGCGTCCGAGCTGGCATTATTTGCCGGAATCGACACCGCGAAATGGAACAACCACGACCCGGTGCGCTACGGGGTTACCGTGGACCTGCCTGATGAAGTGGAATTCCGGGTAGGTATCCCGATGGAGCCTGCCGATGGTCTAGATGGGCTGATGGAAGTTGTGTTTAATATCTACACGGAGGGCGATTTCCCCGAGCGTGAAATCTGGTGCCCGCCAACCCGGGAGTTTGCGGACCTCGCTATCCGCCTTATCGGGCAGGGCGTTCGTGTGATGTATGACGGGGAGTACCCGAAGGGTGGTGTCGCATGCTCACAACAACCCTGACGCTCAACTCCCACGCCCGGGGGCTGGTGCGTGACTCGCAGGCACTCCACCGCACGCTGGCGTTCGCTACTGGTGGCCAGCACCTGTGGGGTTTACCTGATGACCACCACCTGGTGGTGCGCCACGAGGCTGCCATCGACTGGGTGGCGCAGCTGCCAGGTATCCTCCGGCAGGCTGTGACCACTCCCACGGAGGTACCCGTCACGGGGGCTCCGGTGAGGTGGGCCATCATCGCCAACCCAGTGAAGTCACTGCCCCGGCCAGGAGCAAAGCGCGGCAAGCTCGCGCCCCTCGACCCGCAGAGCTATGGGGCGTGGATTGAGCGCAAGCTCTCCCCAGCACTCAACCCAAAATTTATCCGGGCGGAGCACCTACCGCCCGCCATCGGGCGCAAACCCGGGGGCCGTACGACTCACCATCGTGCCATGCTCACTGGCACTGCCACGGTGAAAAATCAGGCACAGCTCGAGCACCTGCTCACCACCGGCGTTGGCCGTGGCAAGGCCTACGGCTGTGGCCTGCTACTGATGGGAGAACCAGCATGACAGCAGCACAAACCCTCATCTGGGAGACCGCTGGACGCCCCTCAGTGGAGGGAGCTAAAGGCAAGCTCCTCAAGGATATTCCGGGGCTCTGCGCCATCACTGGCGAGATGTCGGAGCGCACAGCGGACGCTGGACGCGCCCTGGGGGCGAACTTCACTGACCGCTCGCTGTGGCAGGCAGAGACTGACCGCGTAGGCCACGCAGCTCTGTGGTGCTGCTCCGGCAAAGGGGCACACTCTCCCCGCATGTGGACGTGGGTGTGCACACCTGGCCGGGAACTGCCCGACAGTGTGCCCAAGGCCCCGCTGCACGTGCCGTACCTGTGCCAGACCAACCGGTCACACACCCGCCCGGTGATCGACATCCTCATGTACCCGCCAGCAGGCGAGTGGGTTGTGTGCATCGCAGTCAGCGGCCAAAAACACGTGCTGCCCTACGCGCGTACCAACTTCGGCGCCGGGCAGTGGACAATCCGCATGGAGGACACCACCATCACCGCCACACCAGACACCTGGAAGACGGTGTTCAGTCATGCGCTGGCACTGCGCCGCCTCGGACAAAACGACCAGGCCATCAAAACCGGCGCACCCACGTTCATCAAGACCCCGGAGCAACTAGAGCAGTGGAAACACCATACTGACCTACTCGCCCCGTACCGTAGCGCCCCCATCACTGACCTGGCGCTGTGGTGTATCACCAAACCCATCATCGAAGGAGATGACTACTAAATGACCACCGTAAACCCCGTGGACCTGGACAAGGCCACAATCGACCTAATTTTTATCCTGCGTGACAGCCTGACTGATAACGGCCCTAGTCGCATGGAGTTCTGGGCAGACCGCGCCACAACCGCCATCGCGGCAGCAGCGGCCGGAGCAGAATCCTTCGGGCAGGCCGTCACCATCGCGGCGCACAAGCTGCAAATCGACACTCTCACTGCGGCGGCGTCCAAGCGACTCAAGACAGTCGCCGAAACTCTAGAGCCGAACTTCCAGGAGTGGGTCACCCACGTAGACAAGACCCTGGTCTACATCGTGGCCCTCGCCAAGACGGAAAACACCATCCGTAAGGAAGAAAAAGCAGCAAAAAAGTCCAACACCAAGTCTGAGGAGGCACCATTCTAATGACCACCATCAACCCACAACCTAAGTTCTCTATCCCACTCAACGTCACCTTGCTCAGCCCCCTGCACCACGGCGCAGGCAGCCAGGGCAACACCAGCGTCCTGCGCACCCAGGACGTCATGCAGCCAGACGGCACAGTCGCCCGCGTGCCGTTCCTATCCGCTGCCTCTATCCGCCACGGGCTGCGTGACGCGTTCGCCTGGCACCTCGTCAAAACCCTCGACATTGAGGAGGGCACACTGTCGAAAACCCTCGTAGACCTACTCTGGTCCGGCGGAGCGGTCACCACCACCGGCTCACGCACCAACCTTGACACCATGCGGCGCGTCCGGCAGTATCTTCCCGCACTGTCCATGCTCGGCTACGCAGCCCAGTCCGACATCATCGAGGGCACACTCCGCGCCTCCGACATGATTCTCGTCTGCGCAGAAAACAACCACCGCACCACCCAGCAGTCCGACAAGCGCGCCGGGGCGTACCGCACAGAGGAGTTCGGTACCCGCCACGACAAGGCCAGCACCCCAGCAGGTGCCTACATCGAACTCGCAGCAGGGGAGGAGCTCACCACCTCCCAAATGATTTGGGATACCCAGTGCATTATGGTCGGAGCCACGATGGAGGGGCAACTGTCGCTGACTCGAGCAGCCACCTCGGAGCACGTGTCCGTACTGCTAGCATTGCTGGCGCATTGGGCCCCGGAGGGTGAGGTGCTCCTCGGGGCGAAAACCGCGCAGGGCTACGGACATGCCCGCCTAACAACCGCCATTGATGAGGTGTCTGCAGAGGACTACACCCAGACAGTCCTGGACAACAAAACCGAGATTATGGAGCTACTCGAGGAGCTAGCAAAGTGACCTCCCTCACCGTCACCGCGCACCTCGACAGCCCCATCATCGGAGACCTAGGCCCCCTCGATAGTGTCCTCGCATGGGCCTGCCACCAGGAAGCCACACGCGCCGGGCAGGAAGTACCACCCATCACCCCAGAGCACTGCCACGACTTCGACCTACCCCTAGAAAAGTGGGAGATAGGTGGCTACTGGGGCTGGTGCACCAGCGCACCCCTCGACACCCCGCACCACTACTCCAGTGTGGAGATACGCCGCAGACCAGCGGCCACCGCAATGAGCATCTACACCAGTGACCGGGAGCACCACAACGGGCTCGGCCCCACCAAGGCCCGCAACGTCACACTCAGTGCCCAGCACTACCCCTCCGTGTCCTGGCACGTAGAAGCAACCGACCACGGCCGACTACAGGCTCTACTCGGGTATGTCACGCACCTCGGAGCGCGTCACCGCAACGGATTCGGGCATATCACCCAGTGGGAAACCCAACTAGGACCCAAAGGCGGGTGGATTAAACGCCCACTCCCCGCACGCCACGGCACTACACGCCGGGTACGCGCCCCCTACTGGCACCCAACCGAAAGGACACCATGCACATAGCCAGCGGCAGCCGCGACAGTAACGGCAAGTGGCACGCTGACAACCCAGAGGACTACCCACCCCTCGACACACATGGGCAACTGCCCTGGTCAGTCCTGGACCAGTCCGCAGGACACTGGCGGAAACGAGTGAAGTGGTGGCGAGACCAAGGAGTCGACGACATAACCCCACGACTACACGCCCCTGCAATGATCAACACCGGCAGGCACGGGACGAACAGCAAGGGAGTCTCCCGCTTCGACCCGTTCCTCACGGAGCTACTAGTCACCTGGTTCAGCGCGCCCGGCGACAAGGTGTTCGACCCATGCGCAGGCGGACCAGTGCGCGGTATCGTCAGCACCTCCCTTGGGCGCATCTACACCGGAGTGGACCTGTCCAAACCCCAAATCCTGGCGAATGAACACGTTGCCCAGCAGTGGGACCTCAACCCCCGCTACATCCACGGAGACGGGAGGGTACAACACCTCAACGTAGGGGAGCACGACTTCGTACTAACCTGCCCGCCGTATCACAACCGGGAACGCTACAACGCCGGAGATGGAGACCTCTCCATGATGAAGTGGCCCGACTTCCTCACTGCACACAGGGAGCTAGTGGAGCGGTCAGCGGAGGTTCTCGCAACAAACAGGTTCTGCGCCTGGGTCATCTCCGATGTACGCGACTACAAAGGCCACTACCGAGGGCTACCCGCCATCGCAGCCCAACACATTAGAGACGCAGGCCTGCACATCACCAACGACCTAATCCTCATGGAGCCCGGCGGACTGCGAGCAAAAACCATGAGAGTCCCATGGACAGCAGCACGCACAACAACCCGCCGACACCAACACATCATCATCGCGGTCAAGGGCGACCGGCGAGAAGCCACAGAAAGGATAGTCAATGCTCATACCCAGCCCCCGGCTTAAACCCCGCGACCTAGAACACTGGCGAATACTCGAACGCTACGACCACCACCTAGGCGCACACATGGCCACCAAGGAACACAAGGCCCTCACCCGTATCCGAGAATGGGCAGACAGCGGCCCCGGAGTGTGCTCCGTCTCATGGGGCAAGGACTCCACCGTGGTCGCTCACCTCACCGCCATATCCGGCGTTGACGTACCCATCGTGTGGGTAAGGTCAGACCCCTACGAAATGCCGGAATCCGAGGACGTGCGAGACGCATTCCTCACCATGCACCCCAACATTCGGTACGAGGAACGAGTAGCCACCCTCCGCAACCCCAAGCGCGGAGAACCCGGCTACGAGCAGCACCAAATGAACCCCAACCGCAAGCACCAGGACGTACTCAAGGAAAACATCACCGAGCGGTACATCTCCGGCGTCCGCGCCCAAGAATCACGCATGAGACGACAGTCCGCGCGCTGGCACGGCGCAGTCTCCAAAAACACCTGCCGCCCAATCCTCGACTGGACAGGAGAAGACGTATTCGCCTACCTTGCAGCACACAACCTCCCCGTCCATCCGGCCTACGCCATGAGCTACGCAGGCACCCTAGACCGCAGGTGGATACGAGTACACCCACTGTGCTCCCACCATGAGGAGTCTGGTATCCATGGCCGCGACATGGCCAGCTGGGAAGATGACTACTACGGCGACTACATCAGCCGGGCAAGAAACGCCCGCACCAACCAACAAGGAGGGGAGGGGTAGGCAAGAGTTAACCCCCGCCGGTGGGCACCAGGAGGGGGTGGATGCGCAGGATAACGCTACTGGCAATAATAGTACCCCTTGGTAGCGATAACACCCCCACAGTCCCCCGACTGATGGGGTTTCCTGCGTTTTAGAGACGACCTGACCGCCACCCGAAACACGGCACCCTAAACCCTGGACAACCATCAATAAAGGTGGACACAGGAGGGGTGGACAAACCGCCAGAAGGGACAGCATGGGACGCAAGCGAAAAAGCTTCACAAAAGACCGCCGCGAACGAATGCGAGACGCACTACTCCTCCGTGAAAAAGGGCTAAGCTACGCTCGCATAGCCGAAGAGATTGGAGTATCAAGCTCCCAGGCATACGAGGACGTTCAAGACGCCCTGGAGGAAATTACACGCGAACCCGCCGAACACGTCCTCGTGCTCGAACTGCAGCGCATAGATCGTATGTGGGAGGCGTGCTACAAGAAAGCCCTAGGAGGGGACATTAACGCCATGGCGCAGGCCCTGAAACTCATGTCCATGCGTCTGAAGCTCAATGGCCTGGAACGTATCAACGTTCGAGATAACACGGCGGACGAGTTGCAGGCCGAGAAGTTCCGAATCTTTGATGCGATAAGCCTGGAAGATTTAGGGGCCGAGGAATGAACTTAAGCCGCCGCCAGGCCGTGGCGATTAAGCGCTCTCGCCACTGGGTGAACCTCTGGTATGGGTCCGTGCGCTCCGGGAAGACCCACGCGTCCCTGTTCGTGCTGGATAGGTTCATGTGGGAGCGGTCGCAGCAGCCGGTGCAATCCGGGACGGTGCTCATCGTGGGGCTATCGACCAACACGGTGTGGCGAAATATATTCCAACCATTGCTCACCCATCAGGATTACCAGCACGCAGCCCCGCACATACGGTACAGACAGAACGCACCCTCTGGAACCATGTACGGCGTGCCGTTCTCCGTGGTCGGGGCGAACGATGAACGTTCCTGGCTTAGTATCCAGGGCATGACAGTGGCGTTCTGTCTGGGCGATGAGGTCACAAGCTGGCCGGAGTCGTTCTGGAACATGCTTCTCACGCGTCTTTCGCTCCCAGACTCGTGGTTCCTGGGGACATGCAACCCGGGGACGGCTAATCACTACCTCAAAAAGGTGATTGACGGTGGCGACCCGGACTTCCACACCGAGGTCATGCTACTGGAAGAAAACCCGACTCTTAGCCGGAAATACATTGACCGCCTGAAGCGTACCTACACCGGCTTGTTCTACCGCCGCATGATCCTGGCGGAGTGGGTAGCAGCAGAAGGGGCCGTGTTCCAGGGGTGGGACGAGAAGTTCATGGTCGCACCATCCCCCTCAAACGCCACTGTGCTGGCCGTGGGTGTGGACTATGGTACTACTCACCCCTCGGCTGGGTATGCTCTTGGAGTAGACCCGCAGGGTGGGCTGTATATCGTGGCGGAGTGGTCACCGAACACCACGCCGGGGGCGAGTACTACGCAGGCCCTCACGGACGCCCAGCTGGGCGACAGCCTAGAAGAATGGTTGGCAGCACTCCCGAACCCGCCGCGCTTCCTGTACGTAGACCCCGCCGCGAAATCACTCCGCCAAGAACTCCACACCCGAGGCCTCATCAACCACCGCGCCGATAACGCCGTGGTGCCAGGTATCCGCACCGTGGACTCACTACTCACCGGGGGGCAACTCAAGATTGACCCGTCATGTAAACAGCTGATTAATGAGCTGCCGGAGTACCGGTGGGACGCCAAAGCCACCGAACGTGGGCAGGATAAGCCAGTGAAGGAAAAGGACGATCACGTGGACGCCCTGCGCTACACCGTGTTCTCGTCCCGACACTTGTGGCGCAGGCTCGTGCGAGACCCCCTCAATCTGACCGCCTAACCTGCCAGCGCACAATAAGCCCCGTGGTGCCCCCAGCTTGTGCGAGAGCCGGAAGGTGCCACGGCGGGGCGTGTCTGCTGCCTGATCCACAGCGCAAGTTCCTCCCATGATGTTCCCATGTTCACTGCGGGGCGGAGGGGGATACTGGCACGCCCCACACACCGGGGTCTGACCGCGCCGGGTGGGGGCGTACAACAGCAGCAGAACCCTGCGAATCAAGGAGACCCCGCTCATGCCAATGCCAGCCCCTAACACCCCGTGGCCCCCCGCCGACTATCAGCCCGCAATAGCGGCCATTAAACGCGATGACGCCCTACTCACAGGCAAACTGGGATACCTCAACTCGCTGCGCGCGGATAAAGCCCCACGCCCGTACGAGCACCGCGCCCAATTCAACGGAGGACTACTAGGCGCGACCGCGAAGGCTATCTACGGACGCCCCAACGCCGGCCTATCGGAGACCTACCAACTCACCCACCACCTACCCATCGCGGACGAGCTCACCACCGTCCTAGCGGACTACATGGCAGGCAAACCACCCGCAGCAATCCTAGCGCCCGATGATGAATGGAATACCCACGCCCAGGACGCCCTCGACCGCCTAGTGACCTCCGATGACTTCGCCGTGCAATGGTGGAACGCCGTCTACTCCGCCGGTGCTCTCGGCTGGGTTTACGGCCGTGTCGTGTGGAACAAGAACGTTCAGGACACCCCGTGGATTGAGTGGATAGACGCCGACTGTGGCATAGCGGAGTTCGAGAACGGCCAGCAAGTTGCCGTAACGTTCTGGGACACGTACCCAGCCCCGGAGGGGAAAAAGGTTTACCGCCTGCTGCAGCGCCATACTGCGGGCCGGATCGAGTACCAGCTCTACGAAGGTAGTCACGACAATATTGGTCGCCCGGTGCCGTTCATGGACTGCGCCGAAACGCAGCACCTAGCCAACCTAGAGGGCTTACAAGACGGCACCATTCTAGTCACCGGGGCTACCACCCCAACGGCGCACATGCTGTCAAACTACCGGCCCCGGCGTGAATGGCGACACGACCCCACACTTCGTTACTACTCCACGAGTGATATTGCGCGGGGAGCGGACATTTTCGAAACAATTGACCAGGTGTGGTCGCAGTTCCAGTCCGAGATTGACGCCGCCAAAGGCCGCTTGTTCGTGAGTGAGGACTTACTCCTTAGTGCAGGCCCAGGCAGTGGGCAGGTATTCGACTGGCACCAGGGAGTGTTCCCGGTGGGGGTTGCGGGAGACCCAGACGCCAAGCCTACGTTCGAGCAAGTTCAGTTCGATATGCGTGTGGAGAAGTACACGCAGGCCTTGGACACCGGTATTCGGAAAGCAGTGTCCGCACTAGGGTTGTCGCCGTTCACGGTGGATATGGACCCCGGCGCGTCCGGGGACATGACTGCCACGGAGACCCGCGCCCGTACGAAACGCACCCGTCAAACAGCGGAGACCAAGGGGCGTATGCAGCGCGCGCACCTATCGGCAATCCTCACTGCGTATGTGGAGATGGACGCCCTACTCAACGGCTACCAGCCCCCAACCCAGCCGGTGCTGGTGTCACTGCCAGACCAGATAGAGGTCAGCGAGAATGAAATCAGTGACGCGGTTGTCACGCAGCACAACGCCGGGGTGATGTCACTACGTACCGCCGTGAGGAAGCTCCACCCCGAGTGGACGCCGGACGAGGTAGACGCCGAACTACAAGAGCTTGAACGGCAGCATTCCTACGCCGTGGACCCGTTCGCCCTGCCCTCCGACACCAACCCCAATCCTGGTGAGTAATGCCGGCACCATACATTCTCAACAGCCCCGAGGCGCGTGATGAGTTCACCCGCCTGGTGTTGGCATACCAGGGGGCGGAAACCAACCTTGTGCGCCTTGTGGCGCAGGCTGTACGCAACCTAGCCGCCACTGATGAGGACTTTTACAACCGGCAACTCACCATGACCCGCTGGCTACGTATCCAGGCCGAGAAGGTACTCAAGGAACTTGAGGGTGAGGTCGCTAAACCGCTGCAAACAATGATCCGCACCGAGTACGACACCACCGCTGAACTTGCAGCGGGTAAACCTATCGCCCAGGGCGTGAACGTTGCTGCCGTGGACGCTCTCGCCGCCGAGACGATAGAGGCCGCACAAACAGCCCTGAACCCCCTCCTGCGGTATGTCATGGACACTTACAGGGAAATAGGCCAACAGGCCGTCATTGACCTCATAACGTCCGGAGAGCGCCGTATAGACGCCGTGCAGCAGATGGTGAACCGCTTCGCCGACCGGGGAGTTGTGGCCTTCCGTGACGTAACAGGCAGGAACTGGAACATCGCCACGTACTCGGAGATGGTGCTCCGCACCGGCGTGAACCGCGCACAAAACCAGGGCAGGAGGGACGGGTTCCAAGCCGCCGGAGTAGACCTCATCGTCACGTCCTCCCACATGGGGTGCGCCCCGCCGTGTCTACCATTCCAGGGCAAAATCTTAGCCCTTACCGGCTCTCCCGGTCTGCGGGAAGTTACAACCCCCACCGGGGAACGCATGACCGTTGAGGTCACGGCCACACTCACGCAGGCAGAAGCCCACGGGTATCACCATGTGAATTGCCGTCACACCGACGTGGCCTACATCCCCGGTATGCCAATACCAGAACCCCTACGCACGGACGCGACAGACTACGACCTAGTGCAACGCCAGCGCGCCATTGAGCGCAACATTCGGAAGTGGAAACGCCGTCACGCAGCTGCGCTAAACCCCCACTACGCGGAGATAGCACAGCGACGTGTGGAGATGTGGCAAGCCGAGCAACGCCGCCATGTAGCCCAGAAAGACTGGTTGGTGCGCCAGTACGACCGGGAGAAGGTCATTGCTGCCGAGCGTCGCAAGAACTGACCGCCACCGCACTTTTGGCATTCTCCTAGGTGACTGGCAGGCCGGGAGTCTGCCAATGGTCACCACATGAACACTACATTCTTTCAGGAGGACTACGCAGTGAGCGAGCAGGAAACCCCACAGGCCGAGGACACCACCACCGAACAGGAAACCCCACAAGGTGACCAGGTGGAGGAACACCCCCAGGAGGACACTACCCAGGAGGTAGACCCCCGTATCTCCAAGCTTCGCAAAGAAGCCGGTGACTACCGCACCCGCCTACGCAAGCAGGAGCAGGCCGCTGAGGAATACAAGTCCCAGCTCGAACACCTACGCGGTTCCCTCTCAAAGACGTTGGGCATTGAGGAGGAAACCTCCCCGGAGGACCTCATCAAGCAGGCCGAGGAACAGGCAACGCAGGCCAACCAGCGCTACAACGAACTGCTGCAGCGAGTCGCACTAAGCGACGCCATTGGTAAAGCGAAAGCCGACCCTGACCTCGCCGTGCCGTTCATCAAGGGTACCGATAAGTTCGGCACCCTCGACCCGTCCGCAGATGACTACGAAGCCCAGGTGGCGGACCTAGTCGCCGAAATTGTGGAAAAGTACCCGAAATTGCGTGTCCAGGCGGCACCACCGTCCTCGGGAAACACCACACCGCCTTCCAACAACGAGCACCGCGAACTAACCCGCGATGACCTCCGTAAATTGCCCCCGGAGGAAATCAACAAGCTGGCTCGCGAAGGTAAACTTGACCACCTCATGGGCAAAAAATAAACCCGAAGGAGACATTTAATGTCTGTTGATTCTTTCATTCCAGAACTCTGGAACGCCGCCATCATCGAGCCGTACGAGAAGTCCCTCATCTACGGCCAGGGCAGTATCGCCAGCCGCGCCTACTCCGGCAACATCAGCCGCGTAGGTGACACCGTGCACCTGACCACTCTCACCTCCCCAACGGTGAAGAAATACACCAAGGGGCAGGACATCACCATCGAGGACCTGGCAACAAACACCAGCACCCTCACCATCGACCAGGGGTCTTACTTCGCCTTCGGCGTAGATGACCTCGACAAGCTACAGGCCGCTGGTGCGTTGCAGGACCCCGCTACTCGCGCGGCGTCCATCAAGCTCCGCGACTCCGCAGACCTGTACCTTGCAGGGGTACTCAAGGACGGCGCGAAGTCCAGCAACAAGCTGGGCACCCTACAGGTTGTTAACGATGACCCTCAGCGAGTCGGAACTGACCAGACCACCGCGTTTAAGACGCTGGTGCTCCTGGCGGAGAAGCTCAACAGCAACTCCGTTCCAACCACAGGCCGTTACGTAGTCGTGGGGCCTAAGACCTACTCCGCACTACTCATGGACCCACGTTTCACCCGCGTGGACGCGTCCGGCACCTCCGAGGGACTACGTAACGGCATTGTTGGGCGCGCCGTGGGCTTTGACGTCCTGGTGTCCAACAACGTGCCCACCACGGCTCAGCGTGAGCTGGCTATCGCCGGTGTTCCGGACGCCTTCGCCTACGCGTCCCAGCTCCTCAACACCGAGGCGCTGCGCGACCCCAAGCAGTTCCGTGACATTGTTCGCGGCCTCCACGCCTACGGCGCGACAGTGGTCCGCCCGGAGGGCCTGGCAACCGCCGACATTAACGTTGTGGAACCTGCTGCTGTTGCACGCGTAGCGTAACCACACGCCGTGTAGAGGGGGTTGCTGGCACGGCCCCCACTGCACAAATGATGAGACCCGCTCCCCGGGTAGGTCACCCTCCTAGGGTGCCGGGGGCCGGGTCTCATTTCTATAGCTACTAGTAGAAAGAACCCGCCGTGAATTACCCCGTCTACGCCACCCTAGAGACCCTACAAACCAAAGCTGACCCCGATACCCTCACCAAGCTCAGTGAGCTACCAGAGCGCACCGTGGAGCGCCTTCTCAACGCCGCGTCCCGAGCCGTGCGTTGGTACACCCGCGCCGCACGATACGACACCGATGACTACTACCTCCCCACGGACGAGACCATTCGCACCGCCATGGCAGACGCCACCGCACTCCATGCCCTATCTCTCATAGAGATGGACCTCGTAAATGACGTCCTCAGTGGAGGTGTTGCAGCCGGGCCGGAAGTGAAATCAACCAGTGAGAACGGCGCGTCCCTCACATTCGACAACACCGCACACACCACGGCCCTGAACAGGCTACGCGCCGGGCACCTCGCTACTGAAGCGGAGTGGGTACTCAAGGACGCCGGGCTACTCGCAGCACGTCCCCTAATCCACTTCCGAGGGTGGTAACCCCATGCAACCTAACCGCTTTGCTAAGCTGCGCTCCCGTATCTGGGACACTCACTCCGTTCTGGTGGAGGGGGAAACGAAACGCAGCGCGTTCGGAACCACCCACGGCAACGCCACGGAAGTGAAGGCGTCCGTGACTGTGTCCGAACGCGTAGTGAAAGACCTCCACGGCAATGACGTCCTTGTGGCTGCGACTATACGCTGGGCACCATCGGGGCCAATCCCACACGTGGGTGACAAAATCACCCTCCCGGAGTATTTCCCCGTCAAAGGGCGCCGGGAAGTCATTACCTCCGGCCTGGTTGTGTCCGGCACTGGCCTGACCCCTGACCACGTAGAGGTCACGGTGAAGTAGCTCAATGGCCAGGAAGAAGATAGACCTCACCTCAGCTGCTGCGAAACTACGTGCCGCCACCATCAAGGGAGTCAACGAGGGAGCTATGGCGTTGCAGGCGCAGGCCCTACCCCTCACCCCGTTCCGTGTCGGTGACCTGCGCAACTCATCCGCCATCTCATACGCCCGCATGATTAGCGCCGGAGCAGCCGAGGCAGTTGTGTTTTACACCAGCGTTTACGCCGTGTACCAGCACGAAGGAGCACCGGGCAAAATTCACCCGGGCACACAAATGAAATTCCTCGAAGAACCCATGAACGACCCGCAACTACAGGCCCATATCAAGGCCACCATCAAGCGACACATAGGAGGTCAATTCCGTGGATGAATACCCGTACGACCACGCCGACGCCGGCATATCCATAATCCAGTACCTACACGCCCAGGGGGTCGTGAAAGACCCCACAGGGGACCAGGTCGAGGACACGGGTCAGCCCGCCATCTACCTCGGCGACATGGCCGACAACCCAGACCGGGCACTAGCCCTCATTGGCCCGTGGGTTGACGATGATGATTGCAGCAACCCCGCCCTACGGTTCATGATCGTGGGCCGTGGCGCGCCCGGCGACCAACTCGGCGTCATGGACGATATGGCCCGCGTTATGCACGTCCTATGGTCCAACTATCCCTACTTACTGACCGCAAATCGGGAGGTGGCATATTGTCACCGGGTCGCCAATGACCCACCCGTGCCAGACCAGAACGGACGCTTCAGGCGAGTTGATACCTACGAAACACGCATGAGAGTTCCGAAAGATTTCCAACCGCTTTAAGGAGCAAAAATGGCAACTATTGCTAAGGCCCCCAACTCTTGTGAGTTGGACAAGCTGCAGAATCGTGGCTGGCAGGTTCAGGCCAAGCCACGTGGCGCAGGCCCAGAAGAGTACAAGTTCGTGCAGGGTCGTACCAGCACCACCGTGAAGGTGGATGTGAACCGTGTGGACGGCACTGACCTCGACTCTGACGGCTGGACCTACGAGGAGGCCGTTTCCCGCGCCCTCACGGTGTCCATGAACCTGAACTATGTCCAGAAGGGGGACCTTCCGCTCGTAACGGAGTCCCAGCGACTCCTGAAGCTCGCGGGTGAGTCCCTCGGTGGCGACAATAAGGTAGACGTGCGCGTGTGGCGTACCGATATTGATGAGGGTTGGGAGTCCACCTTCGGTGTGATGTGGGAGGACCAGGACGGTGACGCTAATGGTTTCCGCTCCGCGTCTGTAACCCTGTCCTCTGTGTGCGCGCCGAAGCGTATCAAGTCCGTGGAGGAGGGCAACGAGAAGGCCGCGTCCGTTGAGGTGGACAAGGCCGAGCTGCGTAAGGTCCTTGACCCGGCCGGTGAAAGTGACGCCAGCTAAACCTCCGTCCTGATGGCCCCCGTGTAGGTACTGCGGTACTCATGCGGGGGCCTTCGGCATGTCGTGGTGGTCTGACCGCCACGACTACCGGCGCATGATGAACGGTGACGATATTCGCACAACCGGAAGGCCCAAAAAATGGCAGTGAACCTCGGAAACTTAGATGACTTCCTCGCAGAAGAAGACATCACCTTCACCATCGGCGGAAAGCAATACGGCGTGACCATCAGCGCAAAAGACATGCTGAAATTCAACGCCATTGAGGAACGTACCCAGGCAGATAAGATTGGCGCGTACTACCTGTGGGAACGTGCCTGCGACCTCGTGGGCACCACCTTCGACCAGGAAGAAATGACGTTCAAAGGTGGATTGATCGGCAAGGTGCTGAAAGAAAACCCCAAGATGTCGTACGAGGTACTGGGGCGTTTGTTGACGTCCATCTACCTCAAGGCCCGCTGGACTGACGATGTAGCAAAAACCTTCGCAGAAACAGGTGACGTGGGAAAAGCACTGGGAGTGGAGAAGGTGGTGAAAGCGTTGGAGGACAACGACACCAGCAGCGCCGACAGTCCGAACCCGGAGACGCAGCCGGAACCTGGCGAGACGGCTGGGGAAGACTCCGCCGAGAAGTAGACGAACTCGCGTGGGCGCCGGACTACGGGTTCTGGTACGACCCACGGCCCGGCGCGTATGGGCATGATGACCCTGGCGGTGGGCCGTACAACCCGGAGGTGTTGGACACGTTCGGGGAGTATGTTCGTGACTTCTACGAGGACGCCCCGCAGCGGGACACGTTGTATGCCCCGGAGGTGTTGACGTGGCCGGTGTTCCTAGAGCAGTGGCAGCTCATTGAGCTGGACTTCCAGCAGCACTACCACATTGACCTTGCAGCCCCTGGGTTGTTGGAGTCCCGCAGGTGGGGTTGGTTTGAAACCCGCGTCATTGGGCTACTAGGGGCAGAAACACGCCTAGCGACTCACCTACAGAACCGGTCTAAGGAACTTCGGGAAGACACCTGACCGCGCGGGGGTCTAGTGCATGGTGGTGGGGTTAGAAAACCCCGTAAACCCCCATAGGGAGGGCACCATCATGGCACTAGACTTAGGCGAGCTGCAAGGCTCCATCAAGATTGATATTGCAGGCGCAGAGCGTGACCTCATGCGCATGCAGGGTGGTTTGGAACGCCTAGAAAAGTCGTTGGGCTTAGTGGAGAAGAACAAGCTTGACATTAAGCCCCGTGGGGAGCGGGAGCTAAAGAGCGCGGGGCGTGCAGCTGATGATTTAGGGCGCGCCTTATCTTCTGCGGAGACCGCAGCTAAGGCCGTGAAACTAGACGCCCGCCTGTCCAGTAACGTTCGGGAACTCAAGGGCGCAGCCGACCAAGCCGCCACGGGCCTAGGCGGGGCCGCTAAAGCCGCCGATAACCTTGGCCACGCAGGCAAGGGCATTAAGCAGGTTGAGGGCCGTCTAGAATCACTAGCGGGCGCAGCAAGGAACCTTATCCCCGCTTTGTCGGTGGGTGCGTTCGGTGGGACTATCCTCTCCAAGGGTTGGGCACGCCTGACCGGCATTGATGACGCCCAGTTTAAGCTCAAGGGGTTGGGCCATGAAGCGGAGTCCATCGAGTCGATCATGGACTCCGCCCTAGCTTCAGTGATGGGCACTGCCTACGGCCTGTCGGACGCCGCTACCGCAGCTGGTAACGCCGTGGCGTCCGGTGTTGAAGTTGGAGATGACCTCACCCGAAGCCTAAGCATTATGGCCGATACCGCCGCCATTGCTGGCGCTCCACTCAACGAAATCTCGCGGATCTTCGGGCAGGTGCGTGGCAACGGCAAGCTCATGCGTGAGGAGTTACTCCAGCTCTCCGAGCGCGGTATCCCCGTGTTTGACATGCTGGCCAAGTCTGTGGGGGTCACGAAGTCCGAACTGAACAAGATGGTCAGTGACGGCAAGCTGGGCATTGAGGACTTAGAGCGCGCCTTGGAGCAGAACCTCGGTGGTGCTGCCAAGGCTATGGGCGGTTCTATCACCGGCTCTATCGCCAACCTGGGCGCGGCGTTAGGTCGGCTGGGTGCGACTGCTATGGAGGGCGGGTTTAGTCAGCTTCCTGGTGTCCTAGAGTCCGCCACGGGGGCGGTTGATGACCTCTCCGGTGTCGTGGAGAAGGCCGTGGGGGTATGGGGTGGACTGCCCGGCCCCGTGAAGCAGACGTTAGGTGTTCTTCTGGCCGTTAAAGGGGCCTCGGTTGCCCTAGGTACGGAGATTGGGCAAAAACTCACGGCCAAAATAGCCGACTTAGGGCAAAACCTGGCGGGAGTTAAGGGCAAAGTGGGGGATCTTGGGGCAGCGTTCAAAGCTGCGTACCAGCAAGGTGCGGCCCCTGCCCGGCTCATGCGAGAGCAGCACATCCTCGCAGCAGCAGCCGCCCAAAAGAGTGTCCTACAGTCGAAGAGCGCGTTCGCAGCAATTGACCTCATGGGACAACAAGCCGCACACGGCGTAGGTGGGGCCATGCGGGGAATGCAGTCCGTAGCGGCGGGGTCATTCGGGGCAATGAAGCTCGGGGCCAAGGGACTGCTCAGCTTCTTCGGAGGGCCTTGGGTCGTGGGTATCGGCGCAGCCGTAGCAGTCCTCGGCAAAATGTATGAGGGCTACTCCACCTACAAGAAGGCAGAGGAAGAAGTAGCTCAGGCCGTCCGCCAGTCCGAGGGCGCACACGACGGCCTCACCAAGGCCATGCAGCGTACGAACGGCACTATGACTGGGGAGTCTGTGGACGCAGCCACCGAGTACGCGGGCACCGTCCTTACTCAGTTCACGGCCATGGGTGAAGCACACTCGAAGATGTTTGGCTCCATCTCAGACGCCATGGGCAAGTCCGGAGGATACCTCAAAGTCATCTTCGGCTCATCTGCTGACTGGGACGTCTACCACGAGCACCTAGACAAGGCCCGCGCTCACGGCGAAAGCTTCAAGGCACTAAATGACGTCATGCGCGACATGGGACTCACACAGGAAGATTTAAATAAGGTTGTTGCCGCTGGTGGTGAGGAATATGTGGAGCTGGTACGCAACCTCACATCCATGGGCGAAGCTGGCCAGGCTGCCGCGAACGAGCTGACGGAAACGCGCAGGAAGATTGATGAGACCGCAGCAGCCGCCAAGGCTGTTGATGATGGTTTCGTAGCTATCTCGGGTGGTCTTGCTCTCGTGGCAGATGAGAGTGCCAGTGCGGAGCAGAAACTCACCGGCGTTCTTGACGTCCTTCGGGAGATGGGTCTTATTGAGGAGTCCGCTGAGGACGCCATGTGGGACATGGCGGACGCCGTGTCCGAGGTTGTAGACGGCCTGGAAAAGTGGGAGGACGTAGACCGCAACGCCTTGTTTGTTGACCCTACTGGTGGGGTGTCGTGGGACAACCTGGATAAGACCAACGAGAAGAACAAGGAGCTGCGCGACTCCCTGGCTGCGTTGCGTGATGAATATGTCCAGACGGTGCAGGCCGGTGGGGACTCCGACGAAGCCTGGAAACTAGTCCAGGACTCCCTAGGCGCACTGACGGACAAGACTGTGTTTACGCGTGAGGAAATTGACCAGCTTGCCGAGTCGCTGGGACTTATGCCCGATGAAATTAACACAATTTTGGCGGTCCAAGGCACCTCCGAGGCTGTGCAGCAGCTTGACGCCGTGTGGGGAACTCTCAAGGATGTGGAGGACGGCGCGGAGGTTCATGTGGGCGTTCTTGCCGATGAAGCCGTCACAGCCTTAGAGGGTATCGGCTACAAGGTTGAGGAGCTTAAAAACTCCGATGGGGAGACCATTGATATGGTTATCACCGCCAAGGACGATGACGCACGCAGCAAGATCCAAGACCTGGTGGAAAAAACCTCCCAGCTTGATGACGCCGAAATCACACCAGATATTTGGCTAGACAACTCCAAGATTCGTCTGGGAGCGGAGGAGGTCGACCAGATTGTTCGGGAGCTGAATTTAAAGAAGGTGAACCCGGAGGCGGAGATTGACCTGCGACAGTTGTTCGCTGATGGTCAGGCTACCCGCACGGAGTTGGCGGAGCTGTCACGTCAGACAGCTATCCCGGTTGCTGACCTGGATAAGGCCTTGTTTGACGCTGGTGTTAAGGACGGCTTGGCGGCGGCCGTAAACTTGGACTCTCAGCGCCCAAAGCCAGTCGCAGACCTGGACACCACGCAGCTGAAGGCTAAGGCCAGTGAGGCAAATGGCGTTCTTGACGGCCTAAAGCGCACCCTAAGCAACGTGTGGGACCGCATTACGGGTGCTAATAATGCCGCCCGGTCGGCTGGGTCTACAAGCGCGCGGTTCGCCACCGGTGGACGTCATGGTGGCTACCAGCTCCCCGTCACGGGTCCAGGTACGCACGAAACGGACGGGTTCCTTGCCCTGGATAAGAACGCCCGCCCTATTGCTCGCCTGGACGCGGGAGAATGGATCATCAACGGCCAGCGTTCCGAGCGATTCAGTCGCACGCTGGGGGCGATTAACTCCGGCAGTGATGACCAGATAGCCCAGGCCCTCACCACCGAGCTGACGGGCTACGCGGACGGCGGGCGCGCAACCCCAGCAGAGGTATACGCCTTCGTCTCCGGCAAGGAGGTCAACGGCTACCGCGCTAAGCGCCCCCTTGAGGGAGCAACCTACGACTGGGGTGGCATGAACTGGGGTGACTGCTCCGGAGCTGTTTCCGCAGGCGCAAGGTTCGCGGCAGGGGTGAACCCCTTCGGTGGGCGCTTCGCCACTGGTAACGAGGGCCAGGCCCTCTCCGCACTAGGGGCACAGAATGGTGTTGGTTCCGGCCCGCGTCTAGCGTTCGGCTGGTTCAACGGCGGACCCTACGGCGGGCACACCGCTGCCACGCTCTACGGGCTGACTAGTGGCCCCGTGAACCTCGAGATGGGAGGTAGCCGTGGCAACGGCCAGATTGGTGGACAAGCCGCCGGAGCCACACACCCCTCATTCACCGACCACGCTCACATTGACCTTGCCGGTGGAGGTGATGGTGGGGAAATCTTATCCACCAGCGTTGACGGCATGACCGTCAAGGGTCAGTCCGGAGTGAAATCTATCGACTGGGGAACGGCGTCCGCACTCAAGGCTGATGTAGAGCAGTCCGCTCACCGCGCCCGCCAGCTTGCCCGCTACCGCCGTCAAGACTTCGATGAGGGCGGGGTTGCTACCGGCATTGGGTGGATGCCCAAAAACACGGTGCTGCCGGAACGTAGACTCAACCCGGCGCAGACCGTGGCGTTCGAGCAACTCCCCGGTGCCCTTCGTGACGCAGCCGCAGCTATGCAGGGCGCAGCTGGTGAACTGTCCACCGTGGCACGCCAAGGTGGCTTAGCCGGGCTTCAAGGAGTTGCTGGTGGCATGTTGCACGCCGTATCTACCGGCGATGTCAGTGCCTTAGAGGGCAACCCTGCGTTACAGCAAGCCGCACTGGCCATGTATGACCAGTTCGGCAACGCGATTGGTGCAGCCGCCGATATGAAGGCCACTGAGGTCCTAGCCATCGGTGAACGCCTTGGTCTGGGTTTCATCACCCAGTACGCCACCGGCATTGTAGGGGCCTATGAGGGTCTCGAAGATTCCTACGTGGCGCAGGTGGACGCAGCGGACGCACTCAAGCAGGCCAACAAAAACGTGGAGATTGCACAGCGTGAACTGGCCGAGGCCCAAGGCTCCAACGCAGAACTGTCCACGGCCACTATGCGCAAAATTCAGGACGCGGAGGAAGAACTCGCCAAGGTCAAGGCCGAAGGGCCGTCTAAGTCTGATATGGACGGCTCCCAGCACGCCGATAAGGTTGCGAAAGCAGAGAAACACCTCGCCCGTGTGCGTGAGGACGCCACTAAGGAACTTGAGGGCAACGGCGTAGAGTCTCTAGAGGCACTACAGGCGGCGCAGGAGAACCTCACCAACGCCGAAGATGAAGCAGCACTCGCTAAAGGTGTGGTGAAGCAAGCCGCGTTGGCCACTGGTCATGCCGAGATCGCCATGGCCGTTGAGGTCGCAGAAACGGTTTACCGGGTCGGTAAAGCCGTCTGGGACTGGATTGTCCAGACTGTAAATTGGTTCAATCAGATCAAGGTCGGAGAAGCCCAGGTCTACGCGCAGGCGATGGAAAACCAGGCTAATCTTTCTGGCGCAATTGAAGCACAAACTCAGCTAGTGTCCGAGCTACAAATGAAGATGGTTGACGCCCGTATTCAGATGCAGGCAGCAGCATGGGACGTCCAAAAGGCACAGGTTGGGGTTCTGGACGCCCACCTACAGGGCTTGAAGGATGTGGCCACGGCGGAGGAAAAACTCAAGGAGGAACGCGATAAGCTCCTTCACCGTCAAATCTACGACTTCACCGACTTGTCCATCTCGTACGATGACTACATTAACCGCGTGGTCATGGGTATTGGGCGCGAGTTTAAGGCCCGTACCAGTTTGGACGCCAGGGCCACTGCTGAGCGTCTCGCCCAGCAGAAAGACCTCACTACGCGGGAACAGCAGCTCGTTGAGGACGTATTTGCGGGCAAGTTCGCGGGGTTTGACGCGGAAAATGCCTCTATTGCGGAGCAGCGCCAGTTCGTGGAGGCATACTACGCGGCGGAGAAGGCCGGGATTGGTGACGTGCTGGTCGCAGCAACGCACGCCAACGCGGAACTGCTGGCGCGCCAACAGGAAGTGTATGCAGCCGAAGCTGAGCGCCTACGGTCTACGCGTGAGGCCACTCTTGAGGCCACCGTGGCGTCCTACCGGCACCAAGAGGCCGTGGTGGGGCTAACCCGTCTCACGGAGGATATGGCGCGCGCCCAGGACAAGGCTAACCGCCTTGCGTCTGATGGTGCTTTGGCAGCAGACAAAGCGACGGTGTTGGCTGAGATAGCCAAGCTTAAGGCCGAGAACGCAGCACACCAAGCCACACTCAATGACCCCAGTAAGAAAATTGGAGCGTGGTTCGACTGGGATGGTGACGGCAAGGTCCTTGGACTTGGCGACAACAAGGACGCTCAGGACATCTACGCAGCCAAGCAAGGCATTGCGGCCAATGAGCAGCTGCTGCGTGAGTACGAAAAGCGACTCAAGGAACTTGGTGGAGGTGTGGGCAAGCTCTCCGCTGAGGATGAGGAGAAAATACGTTGGGCGGGGCTACTTAAGGCCCGTGGCGAGGACAAGAAGGCGGAGGATATTCTCCGCACAACCAGCATTGGTAAGGCCGGTGAGCAGCTTCGCCTTAACGACTTGGATGACCGTGTTAACGAGATTCAGGAGAAGCGTCTCAAGGCTGAGCGCGAGCGCGAAGATATGGCCAAGCGCCTGCCGTTCGAGTCGCGCCGGGTGGAGCTTGAGCGCGAGATCATGCGACTGGGTAGGGAACGTGACCAGCACAAGCACAACGCTGAGGGGTTTCGCACGGGCAACGCTGGTTCCCGTGAAGCTAGCTACGTCCTGGCTGACCATAACCGTGCGGTGGCGCAGGGAATGTCCGCGTTCTGGGACATGGCGGGGGTTAACCCCTTGGCCGACAAGGTCAACGGCGTGTCCACAGGACTATCTGACCGCACGGGGGCTGACCGTAAGGTCATCCACGTAAACGTTGATTTAGTTGAGGGTGGTATCTACACCTCAGAGTGGCTTGACCAACAATTCACGAAGATGAACGAACAGCAGGAGGAGCTGGACATGCGGGTAACGAAGGTTCAGAGCCGACTTGATTACACCTCTCCACAGGCCGTCATGTTGCAGCGGGCGGGACGGTAGTCGGAATGTGGAGGATTGATTTAGAGGCCTTCACCGGCCAGCAGTGGGAGTTGCTGGGCCGCGGTTGTACCGGTGGTGTTACCGTCCGCGTGGACGGCCTACCGGGGTTCTCTGCTATTCGTTCCGCATCCACGTTCTCGACTACGGAGCGTTCTGGTGTGCGACTCATTCCGGGGCGTTCCGTGGTACAGCCCTCCGAGGGTGTGATGATGGTGGGGGTTCGCCCTACCCGCGATAAGACGGCTGAGGAGTTGCTGCGTGACTTCTACGGCGCGTTTAGTGCGGAGCGGTACTCAACGCTGGTAGTGACCTCCCCGGAGGGGGTGGAGTACCGCTCCAAGGTTCGCCTTCCTGATGGGCAAGGATTGCCGGATGTCAGTTCTCTAGGCGCGCCGTTTATCCAGGTGGGTATCCCCCTGGTTCGTGACGTATCTACCTGGCAGCGAGACTACTCTAAGCCCGGTGGGCGGGTCACCATCACTAACTCCGGCGCGGACCTTATCTACCCCACTGTTCGGTGGACTACCGGTGGTGAGGTCATTGTGCCATCCGGGGCAAGGTTCACCTTGCCTACGGTTGAGCAGTCACGCCGCCTAAATCTTGACCCGGCAGCCTTCTACGCAGTGACGGACGATAACGGGGACATGGATGAAGCGCTGTGGCGTTCCATGTTCGGTGAGGTCCTGGGTGAGATGGTGCCACCAGGCGAGTCCCGAACGTTCACGGCCCCGGCCGGTTCATCTTTCCTCTGGTCGATTGGAGTTGACACGCCATGGGCGCTCTAACCCGGCAGGAGTGGTCATACCGCCGCCTACACGCCCTACAGGTAGCGCAGGACACTGGGCAGTGGGTTGGCCTATGCAACGGCGAGGGTGAGCCGGTTGCAGACCTTGCCGTCACTGGCCTGGACGCCACGGTCACGAACTTGGATACGGCGGAGTTGTCACTGACGATCCCTACCGCCGTTGATGAGAAACTCACGTCCCCGGTGGCGGAGCTTATCTTTGGCGACAGCCTGGGCCGTCAAGATGAGCAGACGAGTGCCCTAGTGCCGGCAACGGACCGCACAATGATGATTGTGGTTCAGGGGCCAGGCGGGAGTCTTGACCGGGAGGGGTATCTTGTGGATATTCCCGGCGCAGTGGGCGACGCCCTCGGCCCCCTGTCAGTGGACGTGCAGGCCACGCACATGAATGAGCTGCTGAACTGGTGCCCGTGTCCATCAGTGCCGGGCACGTGGGGTGATGTGGAGTTCACCCAGTGGCGTGAGGACGCGTCTAAAGCCGAGTCCGGTAAGGGCTACGCACAGCCCAGGACGCTTGCACCGGTGCAGGAGGCCACAATGTTCTATGGGCATACGAGCAAGGGCCCGGCTGTGGAAACGATCAGGCGGATTATTCAGGACTCTCTAGACGCCGTGGGGCGGCTGCATGGGTTTGACCGCCCGCATTTGGTGGTTGACTGGACGCCCACCCCGGATACGGACACGGAGGTCGTGATTAACCGCGATGACCGCACACTGTGGGAGGTGCTGGCTGAACCGGCGTTGCTGTTTGGTGTCTCCGTGCAGGTTGTGCCGTGGTGGCCGGGTGATGGGGAGTTCCCTACCCGAACAGGCCAGTGGGACGAGGATTACGCGGTGGGCCGTGTCATTGTGAAGAAGATTGGAGAGCCATTATGGCAGTAGCGAATATCCCAGCGCTGCAAGTCTCCGGCGGATCTTTGCAGATGGTAACCCGTGCTGCGTCCTACGTCTATGGGGCGTGGAAAGTCCGGTGGCCAGATGACTACGCAGACAAGCCAGAGCTAGAAGAAGGCCGCGCACAAGGCTACGTAGCTCAGCTACAGGGCGTCACGCCGGATAGGTTTGGACGCCGGTGGGTGCGCAAAGACGTTGCTGTGGACGCCGTAGACGGCACCAGCACGGTTGAGCAGACTCTTGATGATGTAGCGGAGCAGGTCAAAGGTGAGGCCACCGTCTCACAATTAGTAGGGCCGGAGGGTTACTCCCCACTGGTGCCGGGTGTTGATTTCCGTGTCGGTGATGTTGTTCCCGTGTCTATGTGGGGACGTCGTTTGGAGTTGCCGGTGAAGTCGATTCATCGCGTGGGCGATGGTGCTTCTGGTGTGCGCGTTGAGGTCGCGGTGGGGTCGCAGCTGATTGTGGACCGGCGTGGAGGTGCCGCCTATAACCTTGAGCGGGAGCGCAGGATTGAGGCCGATAAGCGGCGTTTGGAGGAGTCCCTGGGCAAGGTTCGTGGGGTTACGGCTGAGGTGAAGCGCGTGGCTGAGTCTGCTAGGTCTGACGCGGTGGAGGCTAAGCGGATTGCGGGTGAGGCCCGCGCCCAGGTGGTGGATTATTCGGAGCGTGCTAGGGCTTTTTCGGAGGCTGCTGCGGGGTTTTCTGAGTCTGCTGGGGTGGAGTCTGCTAAGGCTCACGAGTGGTCGTTGGAGGCTGCGGGGTATTCTGCGCAGGCGGGTGAGTTTGCGGAGAATTCGCAGCGCCTGAGTGAGATTGCGGGGCGTCATAGTGCCCAGGCCGGTGAGTATTCCCAGGCTGCTCGGCAGGCTAGTGACCAGGCTGCAACTAAGGCGCGGGAAGTCGCAGGCCTTGCGGAGCAGGCCACTACGGCCAGTGAGCAGGCAAGTGCCGCCAGTGAGCTTTCTCTGTCGTACCGTGACCGGGCGGAAGAGTTTTCCCGCGCCGCGAGTGGCCACTCTAGTGCTGCACAGCAGGCTAGTGAGCAGGCGGGGCGTCATAGTGCCCAGGCCGGTGAGCACTCTCAGTCTGCCCAGGCGGCTAGCCAGCAGGCCAGCCAGTCGAGTGAGCAGGCGGGGCGTCATAGTGCCCAGGCTGGTGAGCACTCCACTGCTGCGCAGGCCGCGAGCCAGCAGGCCACTACGGCCAGCCAGGAGGCCAGGGCTGCCAGTACCCGCGCTAGCGAGTATTCCGACCAGGCGGGTGCACGGTCTGCCCAGGCCGGGGAGTTCGCGGAGAACTCACAGCGCCTCAGTGAGCTAGCTAAGCGTCATAGTGACCAGGCAGCTAGTCACTCTACGGCGGCACGTCAGGCTAGCCGGGAGGCGGCAGCTAAGGCCAGTGAGGTTGCCGATGTCGCGCGCCGGGCTTCGCAGGCGTCCGAGGCGTCTAGTGAGGCGAGTCAGGCTAGCCAGTCGGCTAGTCAGGCTGCGCAGGCTGCGTCTACGGCAGCTACGCGGGCGCGGGAGTTGTCTCAGGAGGCGTTGCGGCAGGCGGAGCAGCAGCGCAACCAGGCTGAGGGTTTTCGTAATGAGGCGGAGACGCAGCGTAACGAATCTGAGAAGTCTAGGCGTAAGGCGTTCTCGGCCATGCACTCATCGTTTGCCAGCATGGCTAGTGCTGAAGCCGCCCGTGCCGTGGCCGAAGATGAACGCCGTCTGGCAGAAATTGAGCGCAAGCTGGCTGAGGAACAACGCTCCCTCGCGGAGGGGCAGCGCGAGCTGGCTGAGCGCGCTCGCGCCCAGGCTGAGTCTGCCCGTGATACGGCTGAGACAGCTAGGGCTAGTGCTGAGTCTGCTCGCGATACTGCCGAGACAGCTAGGGCTAGTGCGGAGTCTGCTCGTGCTGGTGCGGAGGAGCAGCGTGTGCTGGCGGACCGTAACCGGCAGACTGCTGAGTCTGAGAGGGCTAATGCTGAGCGGGCACGGTATGGTGCGGAGCAGGCTAGGGATACGGCTGAGACGGCGCGCTCCCGCGCTGAGCAGGCCAGGGATACGGCTGAGTCGGCCAGGTCTAGCGCCGAGCAGGCCAGGTCTGCTGCGGAGCAGTACCGTAACAAGTCTGAGGAGTCCCGCCGTAAGGCGTTCAGTGCCATGCACTCGTCTTTCGCCAGCATGGCTAGTGCTGAAGCCGCCCGTGCCGTGGCCGAAGATGAACGCCGTCTGGCTGAGATTCAACGCCAGCTCGCCGAGGAACAACGGTCGTTGGCGGAGGGTGCCCGCTCACGTGCGGAGTCCGCACGTGCCGGTGCCGAGTCCGCCCGTGATGGTGCGGAGCAGAAACGCTCCGCAGCAGAATCAGAGCGCGCTAAGGCGGAGCAGGCTCGCTCCCAGTCAGAGCAGCAGCGAAAGCTCGCGGAAATTGCGAGGCGAGACGCCCAGGACGCACTCGAGGCCACCGTGAAGTCCAACTCAGACGCACTGTGGCTACAGGAGTTTCGGACGCCAAAAGCGTTCGAATTGCTGTTCCCGAAATTTACCCGCATACCTAAAAAATTGCCCGACCACATGGGCGTGTCCATGGGCTATGTCACCTCCCATCACCACTCGGGGGGTGGGAGTTATCCCGCCAAAATGCGCTTCGAGTTTGTGCCAGGAGATTGGGTAGGCGTAGCCACATTGTCAGGTAATGCACGCGTGCACGATGTGTACGTTAATCACACGTTTCAGCTCAACGGTGAGACAGTGTCGGGTTCTGGGAAGCTAGAGATTTGGGTGGACGTTGCAGACGATTCGGGTGGAGATTCTGAGTACCCGGTGGTGGTCACGGTCTATCCGCGCTGGCCGTCTGATAGTCGGTACAAGCGTTACTACCAGGGCAAGGGCATAAAAGACCCCATCACTGGCAAGACTATTAATTTTGACTAATCCTAAGAAAGGGAATTTATGAGTACTGATGTTTTACTGCCGTATGGCAGAGTTTTTACCCCTCATAGTGAGGGGAGTGCGTATTTCACGGCGGTGGGTGATGCTCCTGGCCGGATTGAGCTCAAGCCGGGGCCTGTGATGGCGCAAGCCACGTATACGGGCGATGAGGGCGTGTCTGTTTTGCTCGCTCGTGGTGGAAAATTTGAGAAGCTCACGGAGATTCCAAAGCGGCGGGGGGGGGGTCGCGTTCCCCAGCGTTTGTGTCGTTCGGAGCGCTGGAAGGCGATCAAATCTTTCTCCTCATGCAGTCGAAGTGGGACGGCGAAGGCCAGCCCACAGGGTCTATCACGGTCTACCCTCTCGCCCCAACCTAGCCGAGGTGGTGTAAATGGCCACCTGGGAGGACATGGAGAATCTCGTCCCCTACGCGGTACGGATGCAGCACACCACGCGGCACACGTACATGCTGCCGGTGCCGGGCTCACCACTGTCGGGAACCTCCATGAAGATGGAGCCGGGGGTGTATCAGCTCTCGCTGGCGTACACGGGGCCGGAGCAGGCGTTTATCCGGTATCGGCCGGAAAACGAGGGCTACCACGACGTGTGTCATATCGCGGAGGATACCTCCGGGAAACCCCGCAGGTCAGCACCAATCATCATCCAGGCCGGGGAGAACACCACTGTCTCGGTCATCACGGTGCCGTACTCCAACCGGGGCGCGGACCAGTCATCCACGGCGTCACTACAGGTCATCCCTCTCGGCTAGCAGTGGAGGTGGTCTAGGTGAGTACCACTGACATGACTCCCTACGGCGCGGTATTCGTACCACGGGGGACGGGTGAAAAACACTTCGAGCACGTGGAAACCCGGTACACGAAGCTACGACTACAGCCTGGCCCATGCCAGCTCCTGGCATCGTACTTCGGTGAAGAGGAAGTCTTCCTGGGGCTGTATCGCGCCGGGAAGTACCACAAGCTCAAAGATATTCCCTCACCTGCGAAAACAGCGGGGGGGGGGGTGCGTCTCCGACAGTCTGTGGTGGTTCCTCTCGCGGCTTTGGAGGGCGACCAGGTCTACCTGTATTTTCATCAGCCCTACGACGGGGACGGCGACAACTCCGGCTCCATCACCGCGATACCGCTCACCAGCTAGGGCAGGTGGTCTAAATGACCACGCTAGAGGACATGGAGACCATGGCCCCACTAGTCATGCTGTACGAGCATACGAGCAGCAGCGCGTACATGATGCCGGTGGCAGGCAGCAGGCACGAGGGAAAATTCAAGCAACTTCTGCCAGTGGGTGTGTACCAGCTCACGCTGGCGTACACAGGCCCCGAGTCAGTGGCCATCTGGTATCGGTCATCCAGTGCAGGAAAGAATCTTGTCTTGTGCGAGATTCCCGCCGACTCGAGTGGCCGTCCTCGCCGGTCTACGCCGGTGACGGTGCAGGCCACCGAGGGGGCCACAGTCGCAGTCGTGGCGACTCCACGCTCAAACTCCGGCCAGGCCGACATGGAGGGCACCGCGTCAGTCCAGGTGATACCTCTGGGGTATCTGACCTAGCTAGGGCGGTGGCAGTATGACCACCGAAATTGAGTTCATCAACCCGATCCAGGAGTACGTGCTGCGCCCCCAGTCGCAGGGAGGATGGCTAAAAGTCACCGACACTAACACCACCACCGCTGTGGGAGAGCACTACATGCCACTACCCAAGGGCAACTTGGAGCTAGTGCTCACCTGGACGGGGCGCGCCGGGCTGTGGTTTTTCTACCTCCCGGACGGGGTCTACGACTCCCGCGTCCAGGCCATCACTATCCCAGCTCAGTCTGACCGCGTCTCCCAGACCGCTAGGGTCTCACTACCGATCGACAGTGACGAGGCAAAATGCTATGCCTCAACCGGCGCGGGGCAAAACGCCTACCGCGCCGGGCTGAAAATAATCCGAACCAATTTCACAACCTAGAAAGGCATTTTTTATGACCATTGAGCAAATCCTGGACGAGGTCCAGAAACTGTCCTCCGCAGACGCGGAGAAGGTGGCGCGCGCCTGCGTGCCCCGCATTGACCTGGACCCCCTGCTCGAGTTCCGCATGTGGGCAGCAGATGAGCCCAAAAGGCGCGCACAGGCTGAGGTTGCCGAGCAAGCCAAGGTGGACATTATGAAAGACCTCCGCCAAGGCGGGGTACTGACCGCGCCCAAAACTGAAGCAGCCACGGCCTCAGACTACAGCGTCTGGGACAACCCCAAGGGCGTGAAGTCTAAAGCCTACCTGCCTGGTGACAAGGTGTTTCTTGTGGCCACGGGGCGTGTGTACGAGTCCACGAACCGCGGCCTGAACTTCTCGAAGCCGTCTGAGACTAATCCTCAGTGGGAGGACGTCACGGACGTGCTGTTCCCGGTGGAGGACGGTAAGGCCAAAAACGTGTGGGCAACCGGCCAGGCGTACAAGGCGGGTGACCGCGTGGAATACGAAGGTGTCCTCTACCAGGTCACTACCGCGCACACGTCCTCGGGAACACTACGCCCAGACCTAGACAATACCCACTACAAGCAGCTCTAACCCCCGCCCCTGACCGCATACCGGTCGGGGGCACACTCATACCCAAAATAAAGGAGAATGTATGAAAAATTGGCATAAATTAGAGCCTGACCGGGTGCGGCTACTCACCCGGCACTTCACCCCAGGACGCACCGCAAAAATCGAGTTCGTCACCATTCATCACATGGCGATGGTTGGCGGGCTGGACGAATGCTGGCGGGTGTGGCAGCAACGCCAAGCCAGCGCCCACTACTGCGTGGCTAACAGCCGCGAGATTGGGCAGGCCGTGTGGGATAAGGATACTGCCTGGTCGAATGCGAACGCCTACAGTAACGCGCGCTCTATCAGTATCGAGCACAGTAACTGTGGTGGCCCTGCGCAGGACTGGCCCATCAGTGATGATGTCCTCGATGAGGGCGCACACCTCGTGGCAGCGATCTGCCACTACTACAAGCTAGGCCGACCCGTCAGCGGGATGAACGTTCGTTTCCACTCGATTGAGTCCGGCGGGACCACGTCCTGCCCCTACCACCTCCGCCCAGGCGGAAAATACCACGACCACTACATGAACCGCGCCCAGTACTGGTACGACCAGATGGCGCGAGAAAAGGAAGGCACACCCATGATTGAACGTATTCGCTCCCTGATCAACCCGAAGAAGGCGTTCTCCCAGCCGGAGCTTTTGGCGATTATTGACGCCACGAACTGGGAAAACAACCAGCTACTCAAGTCGTTGGCGAAGAAGGTGGGTATCGACCCGGATACCTATCTGCGTGACGCCGTAGCCAAGGACCGGGAGGGTAAGTAATGCAGACCAAGCTCAATCCTGCTGGCTGGGTACGCCTAATCATGTACGTGCTGTCCGCTCTTGTGGGTATCGCCACGGTGGTTGCCACAACTCTGGGCTATGACGGCGTAGCCGCAATCCTCGGCACCGTGGCGGGCGCTGGTGCTGCCATCACGGGCGGCACGGCAGTAGCGAACCTCCCGAAAGCCCCTGACCATCAGCCGCTGGGTGGTTTGGACGTGGCGGCTATTTTGCCGGCAGTGCTGGCCATCTCCCAGGCCGTCCAACAGCAGCAGCGGGAACAGGCAGCGCCTGCTCCTGCGCCTGCGGTGGACGTGGCTCAGCTCTCCGGGCAGGAGCTAATCGAGTTCCTCACCTCCTATGGACCCGGCCGTCACCACAAGGAGGAATAATGCCTATCGACCATCTTCCTACGCGCTGGCAGCCCCGGGCGTACCGGCTGCGCAGGTTCCTGCTGTCAGACTCCACGGCCCTGATAATCCTAGGCACCGGCATAATCCTCAAGGGCCTGTCCTACACCCCGTGGGGGTTGGGTGAACCACCTGCCGCGGGAGTTCACCCGGCGGAGCACATTCTTCCCCTGGACGTGTGGGCCATCGTGTGGCTCATGGCCGGCTTGTTCTGCCTAGCAGCAGCGTTCATACCGAACGCCCTGGTGGACGCCATAGCTGTTGGCCTGGGTATCGGCCTGCACTGCACCTGGGGCCTGTCGTTCGTGGCCGCGACCTTGTGGGCTGACAACCCCCGAGGCTGGGTTACTGGGGTGTCATATATCACCGTGGTGGCGCTGGCAGTGTGGGCCATCTGGCGCGGCAAACGCGGAGACGTGGAGCTGAGGGAGGGAATGTATGACAAGTGAAGTTCTGACCTTCGCGGGCGTAGCCCTGACCGCCCTGGTTACCTACGCCGTAGCACGCATGAAAACCAGCGTGGAAAAACATACCGCAAAGGCGGATCGGCTGACCCAGTTGGAGCAGCGGCTCGAGGCCCTGGGCCGCAGGCTTGATGAGGAAATCGCCGCTCGCCGAGAGGCACAAACCCGCGCCTACGAAACCGGCCGCGCGCTGCGCCAAGCCGTGGCTTGGATACACGAGGTCACCGAGTGGATTCAGGGCGGTAGTAAACCCCCGGCTCCGGAGCTAGTCGACATCAGCGTCCTAGAGAAAGCAATCCCGCCCCCCTAAACCCATTTGACCCCCGCACCCCAGTGGTGCGGGGGTCATTTTTGGCGTTTTACGGGCTTAACACCCAACCTCACACATGTGCGAAGTTAAGTGGGAAGTTAAGCAGGGAAGCTGTTTCCGCAGGAAGTTGTTTCTGACGGCCTGAAACAACTATTCCAGGCCATTGGGGTAAAATACCTGGCCAGGGAGTTGTTTAGGGTTGTTTAGGCCGCAGGGTCACATCTACTGTGCGCCCTGGCACCCCGGTGAGCTTGCTGATGTCCCTGGTAGTGACCCCGCCCAGGGACCTGATTTGGCGGATAGCAGCGGCCTGCCCACTGCGCGCAGCGCGCAGCGCCTGCTCCGCCTCCTGCGCCTTCTTCCTGCACCTCCGCGCCTCCTGTAGCAGCGCCGTGAGGTCGTGATTCCAGTCCAGCATGAACCCGTGTAGGCGGTCCTCGAGGTCCTGCCAGCTCATGCCGTCCGCGCTGAACTGCGTCTCCTGGCCGTCAGCGCGGCGAGCCAGGATGGTGCCAGTGCTAGGGCGCTCCGGATAATCGAAACAAGGTGCGCCGCCCGCGTACGCGCAGCCCACCAGCTCCACCTCGAGGTGGTAGGGGCGGCGACCAGCACCAGTGCGCACTGGAAAGCCAACCGCTGCGCGCGCAAAATTTTCCACCAGGGCCGCGCGGATAGGTCCCTCGATGAGCTCCCGGTCATACACCAGGGCAGGGTCAGTCGTGGTATCAAAGTTTTTGTAGTCCATAATCATCTCCAAAAGAAAAAGTGCCGGGGCTGTGCGCCCCGGCTGGTTAGTTGTTAGTCCTCGAGTTCTTCTAGGGCCTCAGCCTGGCGGTCGGCTAGGAACTGCTGCCAGGCGGCGCGGGAGCCAAACACATGGTCCAGGATTGGCCAGTCCTGGGTGCTGCGGGAGTCGGCGCGGAAAATCTTGCTCGGGTCCTGGCTGTAGACGCTCAGGCTGGCTTTGCAGTCATTGTCCCAGTCGATGTCCCACTGAGCGCCGATTTCGCTCACTCCGGGACAGTCTGGCATTTCGACAATAATGGCCTCGTGGTAGGTGTAGTCACTTTCGATTAGCTCAAAGTCGAGGGCGTTGATGTCGACTACTGGCAGATTCTTGATGTCGGCGGCGTGAATGTCGGCCATTGTGATGTCTCCTTGGTAGGTAGTGGGTGTCAGATTAGGGGGGTGCCTAATCTGACAGTGTTTGGGTGTGTGGTGGAAAGTGTGTCAGATTGCGGGGGGTTTACCCCGGGGCGCGGGCCCCGGGGGCGGGGGTTAGTTCGCGTTGAGGATTTCGTTGGCGGCTGCGCTGTCGGTGAGGTCCATCGCCTCGAGCATGTAGGCACCGATTTCGGCCCGCGCGTTTTTGAGCTCACCCTCGAGGATGGTGTCACCAGCAGGCTGGCCCTTGCCCAGGAACTTGTGGAGGTTGTAGCCGTCCTTTGTGATGAGTGCTCGGAGTGACTGGTCGCCGACTCGGAGCTGTGGCCACTCAGCGTGGGCGTTGGTTGCGGCGAGTTCGCTGCGGCGGATTGCCTTGGCGAGCTTGAGGATGTTGGCGTTGAATTTGCGCTCTGGGCGGGTTAGTTCGGTGTTCATTGTGGTCTCCTTGGTAGGTAGTGGTTTTTGGTATTTAGTTGTTCTGTGCTGCTGAAACCATTATGACACACCACTAGAATTGTGCGCAAGCCCTGCGTACAATTAACCTAAATGGGGGTAAATAATGGGGGTAGCGCAAGCCTGCTACCAGCACCTATACATCACCCAGTGCCGCCTCCACTGCCATACCAGCAACCCCGCCCCGCTGCCTGCGCCCCCTGTCGTAGTAGTCGATCATCGTCACATCAGCATGACCGGTCATAGCCATGATGTCCTCATCGCTCACACCCAGGTCCCTAGCCAGGGTGACAAAACTCCGGCGCAGACTATGAGGGGTGATCTTCTGCTGGCACTCGGCCTGCTCCGCGATGGAGGACACTAGGTACCGTGCCCTCGCAGTGCTCATGCGCCTGCCCTCATGGCGCAGCACTGCACCGCTGCTGCGCCTATCCAGCAGGGGCTGTAGCGCAGCCTGCACCCGCGCCGGCACGGTGATGATGTCCGTATGCCCCATTTTGCGGCGCAGGGTGATGAGCAGCTCGCCGTGAGCCTGCTCGATGTCGGCTATGTCCAGCGCACAGGTCTCACCCACCCGTGTACCCATCAGGATGAGCATGGCCAGCAGGGCGTAGGTGTCACCGCCTAGCTCCTGCGAGATGTCCATCATGCGGGCTAGTTCCTCGCGTGTAGCCCAGGTGCCCGGCCTGCGCCTGCCAGTGCGCGGCCTGCGCACACCCGCCCCCAGGTCCAGCTTGGTCAGCCCGTGGCGGTGAGCGTAGGCGTAGTAGCCACACACCGCAGTGGCCACCCCGCGCGCAGTATGCGGGGACATGGTTTTCAGCCAGCCCTCGATGTGCACCGCCTGCACCCCCCAGGGGTCTAGCCCGGTATCGTCACAAAAGTGCAGCCACCGGCGCAGTGCAGCGCCGTAGCTTTTCCCCGTGGTCGCAGACAGTCCACCGATGTAGGCAGCAGCAGCGGCCTCCGGCGAGGCCACCCAGTGAGCACGCGCAGGTATCATGTCAGCGCCGCCAGATGTTGACGCGCTCGGTTTTGAGTGGCGCGCCCTCGGGGCCTTTGATATGCGGGGCGACATAGGTAGGGCGCCGGAACTTCCGGCCAGGGCCCACGCGCTGCTGCCGCCAGTGGCCACGTACCAGCCACCTGTGCTGATACTCCCGCCCCTCATGTCCGGGGGTCTCGGTCGTATCCTGCGCCAGCCTACGCAGAGTGATGTACTGCACCGTATCGAATTTTTGTTTGCTCCGGGCAGTGCCACCGCCCCGCGCCCGCTGCCGAACCGTCTGACTATCCGCCACGGTAGGAGTCTGCATGAGTATCCACGCGCACCCCAGGAGAGCAGCGGAGTCATGCCCCATCGAGGTAGTCAGCCCCAGGCGAGGGGCCCCGTGTAGTGCCTCACGCAGCTGCTCCACCTGCGGAGTCGGCTCGAGCATATCCTCATCGAGGGGCAGGGTCTGGTCTGCCGGAATCTCCACCGCGTAGAGCAGGGTCACCTCCACACCGGGGCAGTAGCTATAGGAAGTGACCTCCAGCGCGCCGTCCTCGAGCGTGCGCCACGTGAAAACCACGTACAGCTCCGTGACTGACCTATCCAGGCTGCGGAGTGCATCGAGTGCGCTAGGCTCCTCCGCGAGGATGAGTAGCCCACTCGCGGTAGGTCGGCATAGCGATGGTGTCCAGGCCGGCATCTCCGTGTGCTGGTCATGGGTCAGCAGGCTCATGTCCTCACTAGCCCAGTACAGTTCTGCACGGCGTAGCCAGCCCTGGCCGCGCGTGGCCTGGATAATCTCGTCTCGGACTTTTGGAGTGTCACGGGGTGAGAGCAT